AGAGTGCCAGCAGGACAGCGCACCTGTACGACGACCTGGTGGGCGCTATGCCGTCCCGCCCATCCGGTCCCGGCGTTGAGATCAACCCGCCCACAGACAGCGGTGAGCAGCCATCGTTCTGCCCCGCCGTTCCCGGGTCGGGCATGGGGTCCACCGAAGAGTCGATCAAAGTCACCTGGCCGGTCGCTGGTCGTTCCACCGGCACCTACGCCGGCCACACCGGGGTCGATATCAACCGAGGCTCAAAGAACGAAGACATGGGCGACCGGATCAGCGCAGCAGCAGCCGGCACCGTCGACTACGTGGGCGGCGGGAAGGGCTACGGGCAGTCGATCTGGATCAAGACTGACACGGGCGGCTACACCAACATCTACGGGCATACATCCAAGATCACCGTGGTGAAAGGGCAGCACGTCAACGCCGGGGACAAGATCGGAGAAGTGGGAGACACCGGCAACAGCACCGCAGCCCACCTGCACTTCGAGGTCCGCCCTGGTGGCACCTACAAGGCGGCGATGGACTTCCTGAACGGCAAAGCGAAAGGGTTCGAGGTCGGCGGATCGGATGTGAAACTGGTCTCGCAACCGGCAGGCAGGGGCAACCCGTACAGCCCTCGAGCCGCCTACATTCAGAAGATCACCAAGCAGAAGTGGGGATGCGCTGTGAAGAAGGCGCCGTGCATCTCCGCCATTGGCGGGTACAGCAACCGCAACATTGCGGGCACCAACACACTCTCCGATCATGCGACCGGGAACGCCGACGACATCATGGTCCGCAACGTGCCGCTCGGGAACCAGATCAGCAAATACATGGTCGCGAACGCCGACGTGCTCAACGTCAAATACGTCATCTGGAACCGGCACATCTGGTCAGCAGCTCAAAAGAACCGAGGCTGGCGTCCCTACCACGGCACCAGCAACCCGCACACCGACCACGTGCACGTCTCCGTTGAGTCAGGGGTTGCCGCATGAGAACTGTCAGACCCGCCCTTCACACTGAAACCACCACACCCGAAAGAAGAGCAGCATGATTATCGCCTGGTTGATCGGCACCCTGTTGGGGTTTGCTGGCTTCATCGCCCTGCTGCTGATCGTGCTTGCCCGCAAAGCTCCACCGATCATGACCCAAACCAATCAGGTGACAGGCGTCAAGGACGAGGGCATCTTCCGCTGGATTGGGCTGTTCAGTGTGCTGCCACTGGCACCAACGATCGTGGCCGGCATCCGGTGGCTGCTGGACGGTCACTTCTGGATGGTGCCCGTAGCGTTCGCGCTCATCGCCGCTGCACTGGTGGGTCGCCACTTCTGGAACACACGCAACCAGGACGAGCCGCAGGAATTCATCCAGCCCGACCCGCAGCAGTACCTGACCCCGTTCCCACAAGCCGCTGTTGCCGCCCCGGTGTCGCCTGTGCAGCCACCGCAGATCTGGTCGCTGTCCGGCAGTGAGCGCGACGGTTACCTTGGGCAGACGGGAGGTCAGGGGTGAGGTCGGACAAGTCACTCATCAAGCAGTACCGGATCATACTGGTGTTCGTGCTGTTGCTATCCATGCTGATGTTCTACGCACTCGATTGGCAGTACGCCTTCATCTACGCGGGAACGTTCGCCCTTCTCCGTACAGGCATCCTTGCCTACGACCTCCGCAAGCCTCGGCAGACGCAAGGGTGAGCATCGCCGCAACGCACCCGCTACCGGTAGGTTTGTACCTGGCAACCATGCCTGCGACGGGAGCAACGGTGACCGAGGACGACCCTCTAGTGAGAGCCGCCATAGACGCAGCCGTAGCACCCATGAAAGCCCGGCAGCAACGAGACCAAGCAATGCGCGACCTCAAGATGAAACGCGGCTGGACGTTGGAGAAGATCCACGACCACCTGCGAGACGAGGCAGTGCGACGAGGGCTCACCGACAAAGAGATCAAAGGGTTGGGCATCAGCTACGACAACGTGCGACGCGCCTGCGGACCAACCCGCTAGAAACGCAACAACCCCCGCCACGTCAGGGCGGGGGTTGTGTGCCGTTCGGGGGATCCGGCTACCTATCAGAGACGGCAGCAGGCGGGCTGATGCATCACCCGACCTTTTTCCATTCCCCGCAGCCGCTGGACGTGAAGCTGTACGCCTTGCTGGTGATGCGGATCAAAGTCTTACCCTTGGGGGTGACTTCCTGCTCGAGGATGTCGCCGTCCTCGGTTTCGGTTTGCGCGTAGCAGTACGGCTCACCATCGGCGACACCAGGTGACTGCCACTTGCCGGTTTTGATCTCGTCCCCAACCAGGTAGGTGCCGTCCGAGATGGCGCCGTCGTCTTGTGCGCCGCCTTCCTCATCTGAGGTCGGTTCCGGCTCAGGCGCCTTTTCCGTCACCGTGACCGTGGGTGCCGGCTCAGCTTTCCCCTTCTCCGTCACCGTCTTACCCGGCTCGGTCACCGTCTTCCCGGGCTGCGTGACTGTCACCGTGGGTGCAGGGCCGGCAGCAGGGACAGCGGTGGTCGCATGTTCCGCCGATCCGCCAGCGCACCCGATGATCGTCCCCAACAGGAACCCGCCCACACCGGCCAGTAACCATTTGCGGGACTTCTTCGGCTTCGGCAACGGCTGAGCTGGCCCCGGGTTGTAGGGACCGTACGGCTGACCCTGCGGCGGATAGTTCGGCGGCGGCTGGCTACTCACTGGACTCCTTCATCAGGCTATGGACACGACCATTGTTAAGGGTAACGGGGCAACGGGGGCGGGTTAGCGGTAACGAGTTAGTCACGCTCTTAGGTGCTTATGGCTGCCGTCGTGCCTCTCAGGGAGAGCGCAGTGATAGTAAGGATCACCGAGCGGACCAACGGCGACGTTGCAGCGCTGTTTGGCCACGATTGCGCAAGACGGCGCTAATCCGTCACAGACTGGATGCACAAGACAGGCCCAGAACCGAGACAACGCCTCGGATGGTGGGAAGCCGTCTCGGTCTAGGATCTCGTTAGTCAACCGGGCCACCGTGTCCCGTGAGGCGGCGAGTTGTCGCACCAGCGATACGATGCGCGGCCCCGTGTCGCGATCTTCACGGTCTGCCGTGGTCGGGAACACGTCAACGGGCCAATGCTCATCAAGCAGAGACATCAGTCCATCCCATGAGTGCAGGCGGTCAACCTCAGCCAATAGGTCGGCCCGGTCCTGCTCAGTGCGCGACATGTCTTCGCGGGAAATGTCCGGCAGCCTCCGGCGGATGGCGTCTAGGTCTGGTGTCTCGTCACTCACAGCTTCCACGTCCATCCTGGCCGGATCCGCACCGTCACCCTGTTGCCGCGCCTCGCGGTCGGGTTGATGGTCACCCGATCCCACAGCCGAAACGAAAACGAGGGCAGACCCAGATCCTGGTTGGCGAAAATGTCGAGGTTCTTGCCGTCGCGGAGTTGCTTGCGTTTCCGGAAACCGACGCCACCGATCCTCATGCTGACCCCTTCCCCGCTCCGGCAGCGTGCTGGTTGCAGTAGTCCTTGCGGTTCTTGAAGAACCATCCCTTGCCAGCCACCCAGTACCGGGCTGCGTTCTCCGACGTGACCTCGGCCACGATCGTTCGGTCGCAAGCCGGCCAGTCGCAGGAGAGGATGAACGAAACCTGCTTGGTGGCGGTCATCAGCCGTTCCATTCAACGACGCCGGTGGGGTGCTCCCAGACGGTGAACGCAAACCTCGTGAAGATTTCTCGGAAGCCGTCGTAGTCGCCCCAACCGTTCGCAGGATTCAAAGCCTCGTACTCACGACGATTGCGAGCAATGTCAACGAGGGCTGTCTTTAAACCCTCCGACAAGTCCGCGCACTTCATTCCGCCGAGGTCGCTTGTGCTGTTGATCCCCAGCGCCTTGCACCACATCGGCGCCAAGTTGTAGGTGTGACCGTCCACGACCTCAAACATGCTGCTGTAACCGTCCGGGTGATCCACCCGAACATCCAAGCCGAAACTCATGATTCCCCTTTCCGGGGCTTGTTGTAGTTGACCAGCGACTTGCGCACTGCCTCGCTGACGGTTTCGCCGCGAGAGGCAGCACGACGGCGGGCCTGCTCCCACAGCTCGTCAGGCACACGGACGGTGCGAGCCTTGTTGTCGTCGCGGGGGGCGTTAGGCATTGAGCCGCCCCATACCCATGCACACCGGGCAGCACTCCTCGGCGGAGAGTTGGTCCTCTGACAACACTTCGTCGGGGTCGTACCCGCATCCGTCACAGTTGGGGCATTTGGTTACTTCCGTGATCATGCTTTCCTTTTCCGGGGGCTTGTTGTAAGTGCAAACACCATCCCTCTCGCTCATCGGGCGAGCCGGATCTGCTTGTTGCCACCGCGAGGGCCAACCAGCGTGGACTGAACCAAGCCGTTGCCGTTCTTGTCGGTGCAGTCGTGGCGACGGTAGGTGACGTTCGTCAGCTTGCCGTTCGGGGTGGCGTCGATGACGGTGGCCGACACCCACACCTTCGGCATCCCAGCGGCGGCGAAGTCGATGACCTCAACCTCAACGGTCTGGCCGATGGTGGTGAGTGCGGTGCGGGCTGCTGTCGTGTTCATGTCTCTAGTATGGCATTCGTGACATACACCGCGCAATACACCTAGCCAACTTTCTTCAACTATTTTGGCGAGCAGTGCCAACCTCACTGACAGCCGAACCGTTGGAGACATTCTCCATACGTCTTGGCTGACTCTGCTGGCCCTAGTGCTGTAGCCAAACACGCACACCAACTGGTATGGTCCGATGCATGACCGAAACCACCGACCGTTCACGTAGCCTCATCGACCCCGAGTTGGCTTGGGTGCTTGAGTCTGTAGACCACCGACCTGACACCAAGGCTGAGACTTCGCTGGTTGCCGAAGTTCGACGCCTAGCCGAAGCACTCACCGTTGAGCGCGAGCGAGCGCGCCAAGCGCAAGTGGATGCATTGCACGACGCGGCCCGCGCTGCTGCCCATCGTTCGTTCGAGTGGTGCTGCTGGCTGACGGATCGGGCTAACTCATTGACTAATGAGGGTGCACCCAAGGCGTGACCTCCCCTGTCCGTGTCGTCATCTATCTCCGCATCTCCCTTGACGCTGTAGGGCTGGGCCTCGCTGTTGAGCGGCAGCGCGAGGAGTGCATGAGGCTCATCCGTGAACGCGGCTGGCAGTTCGTGCGCGAGTACGCCGACAACAGCATTAGCGCATCCAAACGGACCACGCTGCGCCCAGCGTATGAGCAGATGGTGTCAGATTTTGAAGCAGGCGAGTTCGACGCCATCGTCTGTTACGACCTGGACCGACTCACCCGCCAACCCCGACAGTTGGAAGACTGGTGCGAGGCAGCCGAAGAGAAAGGGTTGAAGCTCGTCACCGCCAACGGCGAAGCGGACCTGTCCAACTACAACGGACGCACCTTCGCCCGCATCAAAGCATCCATTGCCCGGGGCGAGATGGAAGCCAAGTCGGCCCGCCAGAAAGCAGCACACGTCCAACGGGCACAGATGGGGAAACCGTGGGCGAACCGGCGACCGTTCGGGTTCCTGGACGGTGGCAGCGAACACCACCCCGAAGAGGCGCCCATCCTTGCCGGCATCTACAACGACATCCTGATGGGCGCAGCACAAACCAACATCTGTAGCACCCTCAACCAGTCTGGTGTCACAACCACCCAAGGCAACCAGTGGCGTCAATCATCCCTGCGGCAACTACTCCTCAACCCCCGCAACGCAGGTTTGCGAGCACGTCACGGTGTCATCGTTGGTCAAGGACTGTGGCAGCCCATCGTCACCGAAGACGTGTGGCGGGCCGCCTGCAACATCGTCACCAGCCACCCACTCGTCGGCCACCGAGGCAGCCTGCACCTACTGTCCGGGTTGCTCACCTGCGGTCTGTGCGGCAGTCCGATGACCACGGGCTACACCAGCCGTAAAGTCCGCATGTACCGCTGCACCGACTGCAAGCGCGTCGGCAGGAACGCCGACAACGTGGACGAATGGATCGCCGCTGTCGTGACAGCCCGACTCAACCGACCCGACGCTGACAGGCTGCTGGTCGACAACAACGCACCTAACGTCACCGGGCTACAGGACGAAGTGCGCCGGCTCGAAGCTGTCCTAGAAGAGAACACGAAGATGCGCGGATCAGGCGACATGAGCGTGGCCGAGTGGAAGACAGCGAAGGTTCGCACCAGCGAGCTGATCGAAGCGACCCGGGCGAAGATCACCAAGAACACATCAGCCGCCATCCTCGAGCCCCTGGTCAACGCACCCGACGCCGCGATCGTGTGGCAAACCCAACCCGTCGACCGACGCCGCGCAGTCATCGGCACCCTTGCCCGCATCGTCGTCAACCCCACCCGCAAAGGGGCCAAGTTCAACCCCGACGACATCGACGTCCAATGGAGGATAGACGCATGACGCTGCGTCAACATGCTTGACAACCTGTGCCATTTCGGCGCTACAGTTGTTAGATAAGAACCCCGCACCTGAGGGCATCAGGCCGGGGCACGGTCCAACTATCTAGGAGTTAGACATGTCAAAGATTACCCATGCCGTCAGGGCCGCCGCAATCGCGGTCGCCTCGTTGGCGTTGACTCTCACAGTCGCGGTCGCGGCACCTACGGGTGCGAGCGCAGTCACGATGAAGAACTGGGAACGTAACTCGGGTGGTTCCTACACGGGCGCCATATACCACTGCGCTAAGGATGGACGGATCACTGGTCGTGCGCTGGTAGTGGAGCGTGGCAACAGGGGCACGATTCGTTGCAAGTTCAGCAGCAAAGACAAGCCATACGGCATCAAGGTGTGGCAGCCCAAGAACAGTTGCTTGACCGTTCAGTACTACTACGGCCCCGGCGCGTGGGTCACGAAGTACCGGTACAGCGCCAAGCGTTACGGTCGTGACGTGTGGGTCAAGAAGGGTTCGTACGGCGGAACGCACCGCACCAAAATCGTTCGCTGTAAGGTGCGTTGATGGCTGAACTGACACCCCTTCGCCCCCCGGCCACGCCTCGAGAGTTGGAGCTGGCTCAACAGTTGCGCGAGACGCAAATCGACTTCCACCGCACAATCGCAATCCTGCTTGCCAAGTTGGGCGGCTCGGCGCACATCACGGCAGCCGAACTTGACGAGTGGGTTGGAACTTTCACTCGCACACCGGACCCACACGGCAGCGGATTCACGTTGACCGTCGAACAGGAGGGCGGCACTTAGACTGGCATGGACGCCTAAACGCACATCACCCCCGCAAGCCTCACATTTGCGGGGGTGCTGTTTGTGCGGGTTCAGGCGACGTTCACGCCGTCCATCGGCTGCGACGGTTCACCGTCAATCGCCGGCCAACCTTCGTCGTCGTCCACGCGCATCTTCCCCAGCCACAGCGCACTCTTGCGCTGCTCCTCAGTCAACCAACCCGTAGCCTCATGATGCCCCAGGTCAAGATGCGCAACAGCTTGAGCTGCAACCAACGGAATGTTCGGGCACTCCTCGTTGATGACGATCCGTTTCGCCCGCCTCATCACCACTTTTTCAGGCATCGTCTCGCCGATCCTGATGTCGATCTTCCTCACCACCAGCCGCCAATCCGGCCAGCGACGCGCCGCATCCTTGAAGGCGTCATACTTCTCGATCAACCGTTTGCTGCTCAACCGCATCGTTGTCTCCCGGATCGGTGGCCGTCGTGTCACCAGGGTCAGACTGGTACACGTAGGTTCCCCTCGGCGTCGTGGTCTGAGCCTCGGGTCCGGTAGTTGTACCACTTGAAACGTCGGTGCTGCTAGATCCCTGTCCATCTGCTGTGTCGTCCTGCACCTTTGTGCTGTCAGACCGCTTCCGCTGTTTGAGCATCGTCCTGTACAGAACTATGAGCAGTTCACGATCATCTGAATTCAGCGCACCAGCTTCGCTGATCGCTTCCACGACGCCGCCGCGTGTACTCGCCTGGATGGGGAACCCGAGCGCCTCGAAGTACGCGGACGCAACCCGCAGCTCGGGCACGTTCAACGCTGCCGACAGCATGCGGATCTGGTTGAGCGACACAGACTCTGGTGGCCGGCGCCTGATCCGGTTCAAGTTGGATCGGGACACTTCGAAGCCTCGCACCCGGGCACGCTCGGCCAACTCCAAATCGGACCAATGCTCAACCGCCTTCACAGCCTCGATGAGCACACCCACGGCGTGCAACGGTTCACTCACGGGCACAAGTCTCCACTCAAGTTGTCACGGGCGCTAGGTGGACTGTCCACCAGCACTGTCGGGCAGTGCTAGCCCCAGTGTCCACCAGTTCTGTAAGTGTGTCACGCCTGTTGACGCGCAAGTTACGCCTGACTTGGGTGAACTTTCGGTGCAACGCTTGACAGTCCTGTCCACTTGGACTGACACTAGTTGCCAGGAAGACTGGACACCGGCCACCGCTAGGAGATACCGTGAGACGACAACTACAACGGGCACAGGGGCCTAGCAAAGGGGGGATTTGGATGCTCGTCAGGGATCCAAAGATCATCAAGAAGCTCATGCTCGTCCAGGACGTCACGCATCGGGAACTAGCGATCGCGGTCGGGTGGATGAGATGGGACGACAAGCAGCAGAAGTGGGTTGGGAACCACTCAATGGTTGGCAAGATTCTGGACAAGCGGTCAGTGACGCCGGAGAAGGCAGCCGCGATCGCCAAGTTTTTTGGGGTTGGCGTGGATGACCTCTTTTTGGTCAGAAGTGACAGCGAAACTGTCACTAGTCGCCAGTACGGTAAGAACAAGACAACAGCATGACTCTCACACCGGCACTTCTGGCCCGCGCCCAGCAGCTCGCAGCGGACGCGCCGGAACTGACAACTGAACAGCAGGAACGGCTACGGCGGATCCTCAGCCTGAGCCTCACAGACGGGGCGGCGAGCGGTGACGCACAACCTGCTCGCCGCCCGGGCAAAGCCGCTTAGAAAAGCAGAGAGGCCCCCGAGCCGGACAAGCACCAGGGGCCTCGCATCTACTAACGAAAGAAGGATACATGAGCACACTCAAAGTCCAGTCGTACGCAGTGTTCAGCGACGACAACCAGATGTACGGCTACTTCGGCAGCATCGACGTCAACTTGTACAAAAACGAGGGCGACCCTGGGAAGTTTTACGCGGTCACTGCCAACGAAGACGGCGAGCAGGTGTCGGAGCACTTCCCCACCATTGAGTCCGCGCAGGCTTGGATTGACAACCAGCAGGTGCAGGCATGAACACCACCCTCAACCACTCCTGGGTGCAGCACGACAACGAGTGGAACATGCTCAGCCACAACGGCGACATTCTCGGCACCGTGCTGGAAGAGCCGACCGGCTGCTTCTGTGTCATCAAGTGGTCGCAGTTCGATGACTGCGAAACGGACCTCGGCTACCACGACAACCTGACCGAAGCCCAGTTCGCGCTGTACCAGGAATGCCTGCTGGACGCGCAAGGCTGGGACCGGATCGCGGCGGAAGTGTTCGCGGCACGTAGCGACTTCACCGAGCCGAAGCCGAAGCTGAACGTGGTGCAGGTCATGTTCCTCACCCTCATCGCCGAAGTCGTCGTCATCTGGCTGACCGTTTGGGCGGTGCGCTGATGAACCCTGCAGACCTGATGCGCCGGCTGACCGCCCGCAAGCCAGCACCCCGCGTGATCACTTGCCCGACCTGCGCCGACACGCACCGCTACCTGTGGACGCGCACCACTCCCAGCGGCAACACGATCGTTGACCACTACGGCGACTGCCCCGACTGCACCACGGCGGTCGCGGCATGACCGAGATCATCGGAATGTTTAGCAACGAGCAGTGGTACGACATCGTGCGCGGGATCGGCAGCCTCATCTTCTTCGCCATCCTCGTTAGCCCTTTCCGTGCAGCGTTCAAGGGGCCGAAGGTCAGCCACCGCACCGTGTACCGCACTGGCGAGAAGCCCGCCCGCGCCGTTGAAGCGCCCGTCTGGAAGTCCAGCACGACCAAGACGGAGGACAAGTGATGCACACCGACGTTCGTTTTCCTTGGCTGGCACCTGCGGAGATTGTGATGAGTGCTGAAGAGATCGCCCATTACCGGCAGTACGAAGCGCCCGCCCACACGGTCACCATCCGCCACGCCTACACCGGCTCCGGTCGCATGGTGTTCGCCTCCTGCACGTGCGGTGCCAAGTCGGACCTGTGGCCGACCGTCATGACCCCGCACAACTGGCGACTGAAGCACGAAAGGAAGCACGCATGACCACCTGGCAAGAGTCCGCGAACACCCCGTCAATGGCACCCCGGTGGAAGGACGACATTCTGCCCGGGCTGATCCAGGTGGAAGCTCGCCGCGAATCCGCACGCGACCAGGCGTACAGCCGACCAGCCAGCACCCCGCGCAGCAACCTAGGCGATCGCACCGTGTGGCGCCCAGTGGATCCGACAGACCCGTACGGCGACCTTGTGAACCGCGACGGGTACACCCCTGACGGCAGATGCTTGTTCCCGAAGCAGGCAGCAGCATGACCGTTTACGTGGACGACATGCAGATGCCCGCCAAAGTCGGACGCATTCAAGCGAACTGGTCACACATGATGGCCGACACTCGCGAGGAGTTGGTGGCGTTTGCCAAGACCCTTGGCATGCAAGAACGGTGGCTACAGGACAAGCGCAGCGGCGTGCACTTCGACGTCGTGGACTCTCGCCGCGACGCTGCCATTCGCGCTGGGGCCGTGTTGATTGAGTGTGGCAGCGATGAGTGGCGCCGGGTTGTCGACAATGCTCGGCAGCAGTACAGCGGGCCGGACAAACGGCCACGGAGGTTTGCCGCATGAGCATCATCGCTGGCATCCGCGACATGACCAACGAGGAGTACCACGCGCAGCCGTCGCTGTCTTCGTCCGGTGCGCGCAAGCTTCTCCCGCCTTACTGCCCCGCAATCTATAAGTGGGAGCAGGAACACCCGAAGTTCTCTGACACGTTCGATTTCGGCCACGCCGCCCACAAGATGGTGCTCGGCGACGAGTCCACCAAGCTCGTGCAGATTGACGCCGCTGATTGGCGCACGAAGGCGGCAAAGGATGCTCGCGAGGAGGCTCGAGCCACAGGCGCGATCGCCGTCCTGGCCACTGACTATGAAGTCGTCACGGCGATGGCTGTGGCAATCAAGGCTCACCCCATCGCATCCGCGTTGCTGCGGCCCGGCACTGGTGAGCCTGAAAAGTCGCTGCTGTGGCAGGACGACGACTCGGGTGTGTGGCTGCGCGCACGCCTGGACTGGCTGCCTCATCCGGTCAAAGGTCGGCGGCTCATTGTTCCCGACTACAAGACGTGCCGGTCAGCGAACCCTGAGACGTTCGCCCGGTCGGCAGCCGACTACGGATACCACCAGCAAGCCGCCTGGTACTTGGACGGCATCCGAGCCCTGAAGCTCGGTGAGGATCCGGCGTTCGTGTTCATCGCACAAGAGAAGGTCGCCCCCTATCTGGTGACCGTCATCGAACTGAACGAAACCGCTATGACGATCGGTCGCAACCTCAACCGGTGGGCGATCAACACGTTCAAGCAGTGCACCGAAACCAACAAGTGGCCCGGCTACAGCGAAGGCATCGAACTCGTTTCGCTGCCCGCCTACTACGAAAAGCGCCACGACGAAGACTCATCCCTAGGAGAAGCAGCATGACCACAGAACTCGCCACCCGCACTAGCGGTTCAGACCTCACCATCCACGACGACCAGTCTTTCTGGAACGACAAGCAGATCGCCGCCCTGCGGCAACTCGGCGTCAAGGATGCCAGCAACGGCGACCTAGCCGTCTTCTTCCACCACTCGCAGCGCACCGGGCTGGACCCGTTCCTGAAGCAGATTTACATGATCGGGCGCTGGTCGAAGGAAGGCACCAAGCAAACGATCCAGACCGGCATCGACGGCTTCCGGCTGATCGCCCGCCGTGCCGCCGACAAGCACCGCGAAACCCTGTCGTACGAGGACACGCAGTGGTGTGGTGAGGACGGTGTGTGGCGTGACGTGTGGCTGTCCAGTAACCCGCCAGCCGCCGCGAAGGTTGTGGTGATGCGCAACGGTGAACGGTTCCCCGCTGTCGCGCTGTGGTCCGAGTACGCGCAGACCACGAAGGACGGCAGACCGAACAGCATGTGGGCGTCCATGCCCAGCAACCAACTCGCCAAGTGCGCTGAAGCTTTGGCGCTGCGGAAGGCGTACCCGCACGACCTGTCAGGCATTCACACCGACGACGAGATGGGAACCGCGAAGCCGACCGTCAAACAGGTTCCTACCCGGGCGCCCGTGTCCGTGGACGAAATCCTGGGTGCGCCGGCCGATGAGCCTGCCGCGCTCGAGGCAAATCCGGAGACAGGCGAATTGCCTATCGACGCCGAACTTGAGCCGGTCGGCGGCTGGGACGACGTGACCGTTGCGGCGGTCCCACGATGACCACACCCACCCGTTGCGGCTGCTGCGGCGACTCGAAGCGCACCCTCGGCAAGCATTGCCGCCGCTGCCAACGCGACCTGGACGACACCGCCCGACAGTGGGCGCGCGACCACGGGCAAAGGGAAGCGGCATGAAAAGCGGCATACAGATTGCTTGCGCATGCACCTTCATCGGTGTTCTGCTCATGTCGCCACTGTGCCTGATCGCGGGCGTTTGGGCCGGAGACGATCGGTGGTACTTCACGGCAGGTTTCGTCGCCGCGCTCGCAGCCATAGTGGGGGTTGCCTGGGTGATCGTTTGGATCAACGGAGTGGGTGAAGACGCGTGAAACTCACCCTCGCCGCCCTCCTCTTGTTCTTCGCCACCCGCGCTTGGTGCCGGATCGTGCGCCAAACCGACCGGATGCGCGACAACGCAGCCCGACGCCGCACCGACAACAACTTTTGGGATCACGTCCGACGAGAGATGCGAGCCGACCATGAGTGAGATAGCCACCGAACCCCTGTTCTACGACGACTGGTACGACCTAGGCATCCGAAGCATCGACTCAAGCGAGGACGGTGGACCGCTCGGCAACCAGGCGTACTACGACTGGATGAAGCGGGTCATCGACGCAGCCACGGGGCGCGACATCGACTGGACGCACATCGATTTGGCCATCGTGCTGGACCGGATGCTGCGCCAGGACGAGGCACGCAGGGCAGCCGACCACGCGTGCACCGGGGCGTACTGCACAAACTGTCGCACTGCTAAGGGTGCCGACCATGAGTAAGTCCCGCGCCTACGACCCACCGCAGTGGGCTGACGCGAACCGGGCCAAACCCCGCCGCGCCACCTGGGACGACTTCCCCGAACCCGAAATGGACGGCGACCCCACCATTTTGGTCAGCACCGAACAACTCACCCAACTCCGGGCGGCACGCGGCTGGGTCGACCCCACATCACACGGTGCGGCAGTGATCGAACGCAGCCGGCAACGGGCCGAGGAAGACGCACGGTGGAAGCGATGGGCGGAAGCAGACCGCGAAGACCGTGACAGGTGGGCGATGTGACAACCAGCAAAGAAAGGGCAACATGACGCCGATCATTGATTTCCAACAAGCACTGGTCCCTGGCACTGCCGGTATCCGGCTCCCCTGTTGCTCTGTTTGTGGCGCGTGCGTCCTAGATTTCGTGACCCATCAGGAGTGGCACGCCGCTCTTTCCAGCGAGACAGTCGACCACGACGACGACAAGCAGCGAGAGGTCGCGCTGGCGTTACACAAAGCGGGCGGCACAGGTAACGACGGAACGTTCTGTACTGGATGCACCGACTATTACCCTTGCCCGACCGCTCGCGCCCTCGGGGTGACCGCATGACCGCGTACACCCGAGGTCGGTCATTCGAGTACGACGTCCGCGACCAGCTCACCAACGACGGCTACGAGTGCTTCAGGTCAGCCGGCAGCAAGACGAAGGTCGACATCATCGCCATCAAGCACGGGCAGATCCTACTGGTGCAAGCGAAACGCGACGGACGGATCAGCCCAGCCGAACGAGCCTCAGTGCAAGCCACAGCAGCCCTCATCGACTGCGCCGTGCCCATTTTGGCGTACAAGGTGGTCGGCAAGTCGGCTGTGCTGCTGGCAAGGCTGACCGGGCCAGGGCCGAAGGATCGGGTGCCGTTCGTTTGCGATGAGGTTGGCGCGGAGTGTGAATCTGGCTGACATTTGTTGCCAGTTCTATTGACACGCACGCCAGAGTGCGCAACGCTGGATGCATGAACCCCACATTGATCACCACAGCTCAAGCGATGATCATGCTGAAACTCTCCGCGACCTCATCCGTGACCCGCATGGTTGAACGCGGAGAGTTGACGCCCATCTACGCCGGGCGCGTACTCCTGTTCGACCGCGACGACGTTGAGCGGCTGGCTAAGCAGCGAGCGGTGAAGGCGTGAAGCTCCTCGATCTGTTCTGCGGCGCCGGCGGCTGCTCTGTTGGCTACGCCCGTGCCGGTTTCGACGTGACGGGCTACGACATCACGCCGCACCCCGACTACCCGTTCGAGTTTCACCAAGGGGACGCGATTGAGGTCATGCGCGACCCTGCGTACCTGTCTCAGTTCGACGTGGTGCACGCCAGCCCGCCCTGTCCTCTCTACAGCGTCGCAACGCAGGCTGAGAACCGGAAGAATCATCCTGACTTTGTGCCCATTACCCGCGAGCTTCTTACCGCCTGGGGTGGCGCTTACATCATGGAGAACGTGCCAGGTGCGCCCATGCCGCAAGCTGTGACCATCTGCGGCTGGGCTATGGGACTCAAGCACATCAAGCGGCATCGGTTGTTCGAGTCGAATCTGCTGTTGATGTCTCCTGGCTGTGCTTGCCCGAACGGTGACACGGTGTCTGTGTTCGGACACTCGGGTGAAGACCGGAGGAGGGCGACAATCGCTGTGCACGGCAACCGTCGCGTTCACGTTCCGATCGCCGAGGTGCGGCAGTTGATGGGCGTCGAGTGGATGACCAACCGAGACGACATCTCCGATGCAATACCACCCGCGTACACCGAATACCTTGGCGGCCAACTCATCGACCAGCTCGACATCGCCGCATGACCACCACTGCCAATCTGCCTGTCACCACCTGTCAATACGCCGGCCAGAACTGGTGGCAGGCGCCCGGGAACTGTGTCAGCCACGCCCTCAACGAGTGGTCGAAGCAGTGGCATCGGGCCGCGAACGTCACCATCACCGTCACCCTGGACCCCGACAGCCGGGTCCAAACCGTCACCGTCACGGGAGAAGCAGCATGAGAAACAGCCGCGAGCAACCTATCTGCGGCGCACCCTGTCACTACGGCAACGTCGCAGCAACGCGCAAGTACAGCAAAGCCGAACTCGGTTGGATGTGGCACTGCAACCGGGCGGTCAAAGTCGAGGGGCAGCACTGCTGGCAACACAAGGACGCATCAGCATGAACCGCATCTGCGCGCACTGCCCGAACCCGATCACCCGTCGCCCGAAAGAGTCCACACCCCGCTACATGCGGCGCCAGTACTGCTCAATGGCTTGCTGGCACGACAAGCAACGCGAGGGCGGCGTCAGCCAGCAGCGCCCCTACGAACGCACCGCAGGCCGTTACGAAGACCTCACCATGCTCCTTGACGCCGGCGAATCCCTGCACCACATCCCCGATCGGCTCGGCACCACAGCAGGCGCGCTCGCACGCTGGCTGCACCGATACGGCTACCACCAAGAAGCGCGACTGTTCGACCGCGCAGAAATCAGAAGGGCAGCATGACCGACCAGACGCTAGACCTTGACACCCTGCGCATAACCGTCCGCGACACCATCGACGCGAGCCTGTCCACCGCCACCAAAGCAACGATGGCCTACGAGGACCTGCAAGCCGTCGCCGACGCAGTAGGAGAAGCGGTGCTCGAACTACTACCCAGCTCGTTCGACCGCTTCAACGCCATCGTAGACGCCCCCGCATCGGCAGCCGTTGAGGACGTCATGTGCGGCGAGATGTGCCAGTGCTACGAGTGCGGCGAGAGAGGAAACCACTGATGACCGACCGCATCTGCCAGTCCCGCACCTGCAACAACCCCATCCCCAAACGCGACAGCGAATCCTGGCCCGCCTGGGCGAAACGCAAATACTGCTCCCAGCAACACGCCCGCGACGAAGCACGCATCCAAGCCGAGGAGAACCCCATGCCCAAATACCCGCACAAGTCGATGGCGTTCTACCTCGACACCCCCAACATGCCCCAAGCCGCCTGTAAAGGGCGCACATACGTGGCCGACAGCGACACGCCCTCAGGGATCGCAGCGGCGAAGGAGGTGTGCGTCGACTGCCCCGAACTGGACCTGTGCCGCGACTGGGCCATCACCACACGGCAATCTGCGGGCGTTTGGGGCGGACTCAGCCTGGACGAACGCGAGAAGCTGCGGCGGCGGATGAGCAGGGCAGCATGACCGAACGTCAGGACGGCGACCCGCATACCTGCACGTATGTAGACGGCTACTGCATCCGCTGCGAGAAACCCGAACCTGCCCAGAAGTGACACCTCAACTGACACCAGTTGCTACTGTGACAACACCATAAGGAGACTCAGATGAGCCAAGACGAAACCACCGACACCACCCAGTTCCCGTGCCCGGTCTGCGGCCAGTTCTTCAGCAGATCCGTGGAGAGCACCAACCACATGAGCGTGACCGAAGCTAACCTGCTGTGCCCTGACGGACACGCATGGTCAATGCGTTGGGTATCGCCGCAGCTCGCGGTCAGCGCATGAAGCCGTACTACGAAGACGAAGTAGTGAAGCTTTACCACGGAGACTGCACCGTCATCACGGACTGGCTCACAGCGGATGTCCTAGTGATGGATCCCCCGTACGGACGTAACTGGCAATCAGGTTCAGGGATGACCAACAGTCATGGTCGGGGCCAAGGATCTATTGCCCACGGTGGCATCGCGGGCGACAAAGACACCGCTATGCGCGACGCAGTACTGCTTTTGTGGGGCGACCGACCTGGCGTCATCTTCGGCGACTTGCTGATCCAGCCGCCATCCACTGCTAAGCAGGTGTTGATCTACGCCAAACCCCTGGACGCCGGAATCAAGGGCGCCCGAGGCGGATTCCGTCGTAACGCTGAAGCGATCTACCTCACCGGGCCATGGAAAGCGGGCGTGGGTGGCGAAAGCAGCATCATCACCACCCAGTCTTTGGTCGCTGGCCCTACAGGCGGCGCGACCCGCTACGGGCACCCGCATGTGAAGCCTCAAGACGTGATGCAGCGTCTCATCCTGGCCTGCCCTACTGGCACCGTTGCGGATCCGTTCGCTGGTGCTGGGTCGACGCTGGTCGCCGCCAAGGCGCTCGGTGTGAGATCCATCGGCTGCGAGATAGATGAGCGTTACTGCGAGATCGCCGCCCGCCGCCTCTCGCAGGGTGTTCTCGACTTTGGTGACGCGGCATGACCGAGCCCTGGAACAAGAACCCATGCCCACAGTGCGGCAGGGAGTCCGACCGCCGGCGCATGGTCGCCACCGACGATGTGCGGAAAGTGCACCACGTTGACAGTGCGGGGCACACCTGGACGACGACATGGATGGTTGAGACGAGGACAGCGGCGTGAAAGGACGAGTAGAAGTGCCAGTTTCGTTGACATTATGTGCCACTTATACTAGCGTAAACCCATGAACATAGCGCCTACCCCTTGGCGAGTTCGGTACTCCGTACAAGAGGCAGCCGAAATGCTGGGGCTACACGTAGACACCGTTCGCCGGCGCATCCGAACCAAGGATCTGCACATCGTCCGCGACGGTGGACGAGTGTTCATCACCCACGACGAGCTGGTCCGATATGGCACCCGCGACTTCGAACTTCCCGAGGCGGGCTGATGTCCGAGAATCTGACCGCGCACATAGGACTAAACGCGCACATCGAAGCGGTACTGAGGTACTTGGAGAAGTACGCCGCGAGGGTGTCCGACGTTCATCTGTTCACCCTGACGCAGGTGCTGTCATCGAACCTGTACTCCGAGGATAAAGAAGCCGTTGCCTTAGCAGCGGAGACTGCACTGTCGTCGCTGCTTGACGTGATGCAGGAGTTGATGCCCTGATGGCTCGCGAGTTCGGACGCTTCAACATCGCCATCTGGCAGGATCCCGACTGGCGCGAACTGCCGCCGCCAGCACAGCACCTGTACATGCTCCTCTGGACGCATCCGCAACTGAGCTACTGCGGGGTCGTGGACTGGCGCCCTGGCCGACTCGCCGCGTTCGCGAAGGGCTGGACCGCAGAGGACATCCGCCTGCTCGCTGACTGCCTCGAGGCTCGCCACTTCATCGTGGTGGATGAGGACACCGAAGAGGCGCTGGTCCGGTCGTGGATGCGTTTTGACGGGCTGATGAAGCAGCCCCGGTTGGCCGTGTCGTTCGCCAATGCTTACGCGGGTGTGTCGTCCAACCTGCTGCGTGGGGTCATCGTCCACGAGATGCTGAAGCTGCAAGAGATCGAGCCGACACTACCCGCGTGGAACGTGTCGCAGATCCAGGCGATGAACGGTTTGCCCAGCGTTGACCCCAAGTCCAGGGAGGGGTTACGGGACCCTTTTACCGATGGGTTTGCCTATGACTTTGGGCATGCCTTTGGGGATAGTTTGGGCCAAACGCGAGATGGGGTTAGGGGATTGGTTTCGGTACCCCCTACTACTACTACAGCTACATCTACTGTCTACAGCAACACGCAAGCCAAGACGCAAAGCATGCGCGACACGTCGCGCTTCGTTGAGTTCTGGAACGTCTACCCGATTAAGCGCGACAAGAAGAAGGCTCAGGAAGCGTACGAAAGACTTGTGCGCAAAGGAGTCGACCAAGACCGCATCATCGCTGGCGCCCGCACGTACGCCGAGTTCCAGCGCCGACCAGGCGCACCGGCCACCAAGTACGCGCAGGGATGGTTGAGCGGCGAACGCTGGGAAGACGAAGACCTGCTGCACGACGAGATCCAGTACGACGCCCTGGGGTTCGCGAAATGATCGACTTCACGCAAGCGCCCCCGCAGGACGTCGCAGCCGAGCAGGCTGTCCTCGGTGCGGCCATGATGTCGCGGGAAGCGTTCAACACCGCCGCCGACATGCTCACCGCCGACCCACCCGGGGAAGAGTTCTACCGGCCCGCACATCAGCAGATCTGGCAGTCCATGCTGGACCTGAAGACTGCCGGCCAGCCGATCGACCCGGTGACCGTCTCCGACCAGCTCGCCCGCAATGGTGTCCTCGGGGATGTCGGGGAACGCCCGTACATCCACACCTTGTACGCGTCCGTGGTGGTCGCGACCAACGTCAGCCACCACGCGACCATCATCAAAGACTTGCACCTGCACCGGAAGCTGATCGACGCAGCCACCCGCAACCTGCAAGACGCGCTGCAATCACTGGATCCTGTTGAGGCGATCCTTTCTCGGGCCGAAGCGCAACTGCGCACCGTGCCCACGCAGGCAGCCGACTTCACCACGTCTGTGATGTCGTTCGATGAGTTCTGCGACCAGCCCATTCCCCCCAATGACTGGATCGTCCCTGACCTGCTGGACCGGGGGGACCGCTTGGTGCTCACCGGCACCGAGGGTTTGGGCAAGTCGATCCTGATGCGCCAGTTCGCTGTGTCCGTCGCGGCAGGGTTTCATCCGTTCACGTACAAGCCGATGCCGTCGCAGACCGTGCTGTACGTCGACTGCGAGAACCCGAAAAAGATCATGATCAAGACGTTCGCCGAGATGCGCGATGCTGTGCGCCGCAACCGTGGGGCAATGGACGAGAAGCGGCTGTGGGTTGAGCGTCTGCCGTCCGGTCTAAACCTGGCTGAGGCGTCCGACCGGCTGTCGTTGCAGCGGCTGGTGTCACTCATCAACCCTGACCTGCTGTGCATCGGACCCGCGTACAAACTGTTCCGGGGTAGTTCGAAAGACAAGGATGAGGATCTGGCCCGCACTGTCACGCAGGCGCTGGACGACATCCGCGAATCCGTTGGGTGCGCCCTGGTCCTCGAGCACCACTCACCGCACGGATCCGATGGGGCGGACCGGGCAGTCAGACCGATCGGCTCGTCGTTGTGGCTGCGTTGGCCTGAGTTTGGCTACGGCATCCGGGCTGCAAAGGGCGCCACCAAGCAGAATCGGCTGGTTGACCTGCTGCCGTGGCGTGGATCTCGTGACGAACGTGACTGGCCGGACCAGCTCGCAGCCGGCACGAACTTCATGCCGTGGGTCGACGCGAGTTGCGCATGACTGACGATCTGCTGCATTGGCTGCGTCAGCAACCCGGGCGCTGTCGTCAGTGCGGCTTCCACACCACCCAAGGGCACCGCGCAAATTGCGGGGCGAACAAACGACCGGAGGAACGATGAGTGAGCAGATGCCCGACCTGGAAGCGATCCGAATGAAGATCGCACGCAAGCGAAACAGCGGTTACTACTTCGGCCTGCCAGCCGAGGAAGCGTTGCTTGCCGAGGTCGATCGCCTCGCCGCTCGCCTTGCCATGTTCGACGCTGCCACTTCTGCTGGCACTGAGCGCCCGTCAGATGGACAGGGGGCACTGGGAGACGCTACAGACCCCCGAGGCGCTACAAACCGCCCTACAGCCCCTGGAATGACCACTCTCGACCTCACCGCCATCCACGACTACTGCCACCAGGAGGACTGATGACCAAGTTCGAAGTGCCCGTGTGTCGCTGCGGCGTCTATATGCACCTGCATCCCACAAGCCAGTGCGACCTACGCAGGAAGGCGCGGTGGTGGCACCAGCACTACCTACACCGTCACATCGCCGTTCGCATCTGGTGGTCGCTGTCGGACAAAGCTCGTTGGGCTATCGCGCACCGTATGGCATCCGACAAGCGCGACTGGTGCGACCTCGTGGATTCCGTCATCGCAGCAGGCCAGGACCGACGTGGTGACTGCTACGACGACCTGTGTGACGTGCCTTTGCCGACCGACGCCCGCCCTGTGGTGCCTGGTCGCTGCTACTGCTCACCGTCAACCCGAATCAAGGAGATGTCTGCATGACGCTACAGATGACCCCGCAGCGAGCCCGCTACCTCGCGAAGAACTCACTGAACCCGGCCACCCAAGCCAAGATGTTCTCGTTCCTGCGCGACTACCAGGACCAGCGGCGTCGGCTGCGTGCAGGTGAGGATCTGCGGCCAGCGGACTACGGGCGCCACAAGCACACGATGCACCAGTACGCGCTCGGGTTTTCGCAGTGCACCGGCTGTGAGTTGCGGGTCAAGGATGAGCAGGTGGCGGCGTGAAACGGCAGTGCCAGAGCAAGGCAGAGTGCGGCGCTTGCTGCCTTGAACAGGGCCATGAAGGTCCCCACGGTGTAGGCATCGGCCCGGGTTATTGGTTCGCGTACACCCGCCGCACATTGCTGCCACTTGGATACACCAGCGATATGCGCACCAATTCTTTGACGCGCTTGCCCCTTGCACCGCTAGACGAGGCCGCGTGACCGGCTCAAAGTTGGATTGGGAGTCGTCGCTGGTGTGGTTCCCGTGCCCTGAAGGGTGCGGCGGGCTGATCCGGGTGAGAGTTCGCGGGGTGGTGGAGGTTGTTGATGGCGAACGTGTCATGACGACAGCAACGGCGGATCGCGCCGACCTTGACCTGCACATGGAGAAGAACCACGGGAAGGCTGCATGAGCAACTGCGGATTTTGCCAGGCTGAGTGCGGCGACTCGTTCGTCTGCCCTCGCTGTGTTCGTGTGACCAGCCACAATCTCGCCGACATGCGCAACCACGCCGTCGAGCTGACGACGGTGATGATCAAGGACACCGCGTACTCCGAGAAGAGTGACGGCGGCAAGTCTGCTGATCCGACAATTGCGTGGGCGAACATGGGTGACCGGTTCTTGGCGGATGTGCCGGGTGAGGTTGAGCGGAACCCGATCGCGACCCCGTATCAGAAGCAGGCGGCTGCGGTGATGCGCGAGCTGCACGCCACGTTGGTGCAGTGGACAAGGTTGCTCAACGAGGAACGGGGGATTCGGCTGCCGAGAAACACGATTCCGTCGTTGGCTGCGCATTTGCGGGACAACATGCGGATCCTGGCCGGGCATGAGGCGGCGGGTGAGTTCGTGGCCGAGATCACCGAGATTGTGAAACGCATCATGCAGGTGATCGACTCGCCGCCGTTCAGGGCCAGAGTGAAGGTCGGCAACTGCATCGAGAACATCGAAGGCCACGTGTGCCCCGGTGATGTGATCGCCTACATCTACGCGGACGGCGACATGCTGGGGAAGCTGGCCTGCGTACGGTGCAAGCGGGAATGGGAACCTACCGATTGGGCAAAAGTCGGGCCGGCGATCGTGGCGAGGAAGGAAGCGGCGTGAAAGTTGTGCGGATTTGGTCAGATGGTCCTGGGTCGTGGTTCGGGCTTTGTCGTCATTGCAACTACTCCCTTTGGCTCGGCGAGCATCGGTCAGTGGTACGACACATGGAAGTCCACTTCAATGCTGCGGCGGTTCACGTGATGTGCCAACGCCAAGATCGCTGACAGGTTCTGCCAGTCTGCGGTACCCTGAACGCAAGAGCCCCCGCACCTGTTGGCACAGGCCGGGGACGTGGACCACTATGAAGGAGTGGACATGACAGATGCTACAGACTTCCCAGCTATGACCACCGCGAACCAGGCGAGTGACCACGAACACGAAAGTGAACTGAGAGTTGCGGACCTCATCGGCAGGTGCGCAAGGCTGATGGTTGAGTTGGAAATGGCTCAACGCGAAGTGCGTGAACGAACGCGTGACGCTATGGTTCGCGTTATCGCGAGCGTTTCGGCAGTTGGTGATTGATCACATGACTGAGACCGAAGCCGTCATCATTCTCGGGTTGGCTTTCGCCGCTATCCCCCTCGTCTGGTTTGCGTGCTGGTTGGTTGACCACGATGCGCCTAAAAGCCGCATCGACCGCCTTAAGAAGGAAGTACTAGAGGCGCAGGCTGAGCGCGACCGGCACCAATTTGCCCGCAGTGCTTCTTTGGAGTTGCATCGTCACACGCAAGCGGAATTGCGTGAGACGCGGACTGCGCTTCAAGCCGCCGAGCTTCGATGCATTCAACTTGAAAACGAAGTATGGAACCTGACCGAGCGCGCTAATGCTGCCGAGACAATCTCAACATGACTGAGCAGTGGGAACCTACGGTCGGTCAGTGCCTTGTGTGTGGCGGGCGTGGTGCATGGTGGTCAGGTCCACGTCGTGACACTTGCATCCGTTGCAAGGGAACGGGCTGGGATCCGTGCCGACACAAGGCTTGGTACAAGGAAACTATTGCACCGCTACAGAAGAGCAAGCCGTGATTCGGCGACTGTGCGACCTGATACGCGCCCGACGCTACAACCGCGCAATGGGTTACGACCTTCCCCGTGAGGTGCGAGCCGCGCGGACACGTGAAATATGGGATCGAGTACGGGCCAATTCTGCCGAAGGCGCAGCCGCGAAGGACAATCCCGAGTGGTGGAGGGACTGGCTTCAGTACCATCGCTAGTCTAATCGTGTGATCCTGCTTGGCATCAAGGATGCTGCAAGGTTCGGCGAGGTTCCCGAAGCGACCATCCGAAGGTGGATCACTGAGGGCAAGCTTGAGAAGCACGGGCGGGCGAAGCCGTACAAAGTGGACCTGAACAGGGTGCAGGAGTTAGGCGACACACTGCAACCAGGCAGACCACGTAAACCGAGCAATGGTCCTGATATAGTTGGCGCGTAGCGCGAGTCGATTCCAACGGAGTCCTCGCGTTTTGTCATGTTCCCTCACAGTTGGAGGTTGCATGGCTGACGTCGCCTGCGCTTACTGCCGCGTTCAGAGCTACTACGGCGTCCTGTATCACGCTTACGACTGTGTGATGGTGGTCGACACCACGGCGGCTGGGGTTCACACCGCACGAGTTGGACAGGTGTGCGCGACCTGCGAGGACGAAATCGACTCGTTCTCGTACATAGACGACGGCATGGGTGGACGGCTGCCGGTGTGTCTTGGGTGCGCGGCTGAAGTGATGCTGATCGACCCGTAACCAGTTCGTCTGGCAAGTAACTGATTCGTTGACAACTACACATAACCGGTTGGGGGTGGCTGTTCGTGGCGATCGTTTTGGTTGGTGCTGCCACCTTGTTTGAGTCGGATGCGGTCACTGCGGCTGTTGTTCCTAAGCCGTCCGGGGTTGTGGTTGGTGACCTTCTCGTTGCGACCGTCACCCATTCGGACTCTGCCGGCATTGCTACCCCGTCTGGTTGGTCTGTTGCGATAGCTCGAGGTTCGTCGTCGGCGATTTTCACGGCGAAGTGGTATCGGTTCGCGACGTCAACTGATGTGGTGGCTGGGTCGTACACGTTCCAGACGTCGACCACTGCCGGTCGGGTCACTGGCGCCATGTACGCCCTGCGCGGGGTTGATCCCACTTCGCCGTTGGATTCAACTCCTGTTTCGGTGGGTGTGAACTCCACGACGGGGCCGTTGGTGCCTGGTGTGGATACGGTCACTTCTCAGGCGTTCATTGACAGCACGGCCACGTTGAACGCTTCAGCTTCGGAGACGTTGACTGCACCGTCGAACTTCACTGCCCTGTCGCAGAATGTGGCGGGGACTGGGCGTCGGCAGGCGATCGCGTACCGGTTCGATGAGACGCCGGGCACGTCGTCTACGGTGCAGTGGACGAAAACCACCACGACGTCGTTGCAGCACATTGGTTCGCAGACTGCGTTTCGCCCGGACGCGAATGCGCCTGTCACCCCGACTGTTCCGATTCGGGTTGTTGGCAATGAGGGCCGCATCCGCACTCAGACGGCGAACGCGACCAGTGTCCGCATCAAGGTGGCGACCGACGCGGCGATGACGCAGAACGTGGTTTACACGACTCCGCAGACCCCGACCGCGCAGGGGAACACTTACCATCAGGTGACCGGGCTCACCCCGTCTTTGACGAAGTATTACTACCGGGTGATGATGACCGGTTCTGACGGTGAGATTCAGGACACGGAGTCGGTGCAGGGTCGTCTGCCGATTCTGCCCACGTCGGGGCAGTTGTCGTTCACGTTGAGCTTTTCGGCGTGCTGTGATGCGGTGGACTCTGCGGCGATGACCGCCATCTACAACCGCAACGACCCGATTTTCGTCAACAACGGCGACTTCTACTACGCGAAGCCTGAGCCGGGCGAGATCTCCACCACGTCCTATCGCACCAAGTTCAACGGGAAAATGTCGAAGCTGGTGGCCCCGAACCATGCGGCGGTGATGGCGACCTCCATCGTTGATGTTGGTCCGTCTGACCACGACTTCGGGATGAACAACAACCTGAACAATGGGACGACCCCGACCGCGACCCCGCTTTACAATGCGGTGTATCGGGAGGTGTTCCCTGTTGGGTCGGTGGGGAACGGCACTACGGGTGTTTACCGGACTTACACGGTTGGTCGGGTGCGGTTCATTCGCATTGACTGTCGTTCGTTCGCTTCGGCGCCTTCCGCTACGGATAACACGTCGAAGACGATGCTGGGGTCGGTGCAGAAGCAGTGGTTGAAGAACACGATCACGGCTGCGACTGAACCGCTGATCGTCATTCACGGTGATACGTCGTGGATTGGTTCCGCTGATGCTGGCGACGACGGTTGGCTTGGGTACACGGTTGAGCGTGCCGAACTGGGCGCGTTCTTCGCCAGCTCGGGGAAGAACATCGGTATGACCGGCGGCGATATGCACGCTTTGGCTGCGCATGCTGGCGGGTCTGGTTCGCCTGGTGGTATCCCTTATTGGGGTGCGGCGCCCATTCACAACGAGTCGTCCATTAAGGGTGGCCCGTACACGAATGGGCCGTATCCGTCGACGGTGATTGTGGACCCGCCTGGGGTGGAGCAGTACGCCCGTTTGGCGTTCACTGACAGCGGTTCGAACATCACTGTTGCTTACACCGGCTACTCGGCTGACAACACAGTCCGGCTGACTCAGACGAACACGTTTTCGGCTGACGCACCGGTCACCCCGCCGCCGTCTGGGACTGTGGTGCTCAACGAGAACCGTCAAGCTGGCGACCTCGACTTTCACCTGACCGTTGACCACCCGGCGTTGCGGACCGCGTATTTGGCGCGGAACCCGGGCACCACCCTTCCTGTGGTCACGGACCCGTTCGACGCGGTGCACAAAGCGGTTCATGCCACGTTGCATTCTGAGCACAACGCGTTGGGTGCTGGTACGACGTTGCCGACAACCATTGGTGCGTCAGGGCATCTCGCGCACCATGCCGCGTTGGCGAAGGCGCACAACCTGCGTTTGGTCGGCGGCGGCGTTCCGAGCATCCCGACTAGCGTCACCCGCGTCTCGAACGCTTCCGACACGGCGACCATCACCTGGGCGCCGCCCACTTCCGCTGGCGGGTCTCCGATCACCGGGTACCGGGTATCTCGGGATGGGACGTCGGTCAACGGTACTGGCCCGTACACGATTGTTCGTCCGTCGACGGATCGTTCGTTCACGTTCGGTTCGATGCAGACTGGTGTTGCTTACAACCTGACGGTGACGGCGATCAACCCTTACGGTGACGGGCCGGCGTCTACGGGGTCGGTGACCATTCTGTCCGAGGCGACGGGTGGGATGCCCACCAACGACCTGGCGGACTTCACCCTGTTGTTCAATGACGACTTCAACGTGGACGCGTCGGCTGGTCAGTTCTTGAGCAAGTACCCGGGTTGGCGCGCCTACCCGAACAGCTACAAGGACACCTCCGACCACGGCACCTATGAGCCGAACATCATCACCTGCGCCAACTCGACGTTGGACATGTGGATTCATTACGAGTCGTCGACTGGGCGGTATCTGTGCGCTGCGCCTGAGCCGCGCATCAACGGGATCAACGGTCCTCGAGGTCAGACGTATGGCCGGTACGCGTTCCGTTGGCGGGTTGTTGCCCCCATCCCCGGTTACAAGACGGCGTGGCTGCTGTGGCCTGACAGCAACAACTCCGACGAAGGTGAGATCGACTTCCCTGAGGGCGATTTGGATGGTGTGGACACGATCCGCGCCTACTCCCATGACGTGCAGGGTGTTCATTCGCACAATGCGTTCTCGAAGAACACGGGTGTTGTTTACGCCGGGTCAGGTTGGCATACGGGTGTCATTGAGTGGAAGCCGACAGGGGTTACGTTCTGGTTGGACGGCACCAACTTGGGCACCACCCCGTCTTTGGGTACGCCGGTTACTCCGATGCACTGGGTGTTGCAGACCGAGACCGAGTTGGGTTCCAGCAGCCCGCCGCCGCAGTCGTCGTCGGGGCATGTGCAGTTGGACTGGGTTGCTGTGTGGGATTACACGCCGGGCAGCACACCCTGATGGGGTTGTCTCGTCGGGAGGTTCTGCGCACCACCGTGTTGGCGTTCTTTTGGCCGCTGGGTAAGCCGAAGCGGTTGAAGGACGTGTACTCCGACCTGTACAAGCGGAAGGGGTGACGTGTGACGATCACCCTTGTTGGTTCGCCAACCCTTTATGAGTCGGATGGTGTAACCAGCGCCGTCATTCCCATCCCCTCGGGGGTTGCGGTCGGTGATTTGTTGGTGGCGACGGTCACTCACTCGACTAACGCTGCGATTGCCACCCCGTCTGGTTGGTCGTTGACGTTCGGGCGGGCTTCCAGTTCCGGCATTTACACGGTCAAGTTGCACCGGTTCGCTGTGTCCGGTGATGTTGCTGGTGGTAGTTACACGGTTGCGACAAGCGGCACTGCTGCCCGCGTGACTGGGATGATGTACGCCCTGCGGGGTGTGGACCCGACGACACCGGTTGATGTGACGCCTGTGTCGGTGGGTGTGAATGCGACCACCGCACCGTTGGTTCCGTCTATGACGACGGTGACGGCGAACACGTTCATCGACTGCACGGCGTCCGTGAACTCGTCCGCTTCGGAAACCTTGACCGCGCCGGCCCCGTTTGTGGAGCTGGTGCAGAACGTGACGGGTGCTGGTAGGCGTCAGGCGATCGCGACCCGCACAGCCCCTTCTGCTGGTGCGACGGGCACGGTTCAGTGGACTAAGACGACCGCCACGTCACTTCAGCACATTGGTATGCAGGTTGCGTTCCGGGCTGACAGTTCGGTCGCTGCTGATCCTGCTGTGCCTATTCGTGTGGTCGGTAACGATGGCCGGATTCGCACGCAGACGACGGATGCTGCGAGTGTGCGGATCAAGGTCGCCACCAATGCGGCGATGACTACAGGTGTGGTTTTGTCGTCCCCTGTCACCCCTGACAGTCGTGGCAACGCGCAGCATCAGATCACCGGGTTGACGGCTGGGGTCACCTACTACTACCGGGTGATGATGACGAGTGTTGGCGGGGTTGAGACCGCTGACACTGAGCCGGTGCAAGGCAGGTTGCCGATCGCACCAACGGGTGCAACCTCGTTCGGCATGAACATTGTGGCGTGCTGTCTTGCCGCTGATTCGCCTGTGATGGCAGCCGTGTACAACCGGGGCGATGGTTTGTTGGCTCATCAGGGCGACCTGTACTACAACGACGGTGGCCCGGTCACTGAGGCGAACTACCGCACCCAGTTCGACAACAAAGCGTCAAAGCTGGTGGCACCCAACCATGCTTCGGTGATGGCAACCAACGTGTTCGACTATGGGCCGTCTGATCATGACTTTGGTTTCAACAATGACCAGAACGCTGGGTCGACCCCGGCTGCTGTTGCCCCGTTCAACCTTGTTTACCGGGACACGTTCGCGGTTGGCGCTGTTGGGAACGGTACGACGGGCATCTATCACACGTTCACCTGGGGTCGGGTTCGGTTCATCCGCCTTGACACCAGGTCGTTTGCGTCGGCACCGTCAGCAACTGACAACAGTTCCAAGTCGACCCTGGGCACCGTTCAGAAGCAGTGGCTGAAAGATACGATCACCGCCGCAACGGAGCCGCTCATCATCATCTTGGGTGACACCACTTGGGTTGGGCCGGCGGTTGCACCATCGGATGGTTGGGTTGGGTTCACCACCGAACGGGCTGAACTGGGTGCGTTCTTCCTCGCCTCGGGAAAAAACATTGGCATGGTGACCGGCGACACTCACGCTGTGCAAGCACACAACGGTACTGATGTGACCGGTGGTGTTGGGTCCGAGGGCAAAATTCCCATGTGGGGTTCGGCGCCCATCAGTAACACTGCGAACCAGAAGGGCGGGCCGTACTCGGTTGGCCCATACCCTGCGTCGGGCACAGCATCGGTGCAGCAGTACGCACGACTCGCGATCACTGACACGGGCACGTCGAACATCACCGTTGACTACACGGCGTACAGCGCCGACAACACGGTGCGGCTAACGCAGTCCAGCACGTTCACCACAGCCACCGTCACAGCACCCACCAAGGCGCCCGCCAAGCGGATCCTCACCCCTCAGACAAGGAGACGCGATGGCTACCTACGCCGCAGCTAAAGCCAAGCACGCCACCCTCACCGCTAGCACTGTGGACACTGTCACCCTCAGCAACTGCTCCAACGTGGAAGTGCTGAACCGTGGCACCACCGAGCTGTACTTCACCGTGGACGGCACAACCCCCACTGTTGCAGGTGACAACTGTTACATCGTGCAAGCAGGGGCGGCGTTGCAGGTGCCCGGGTCTTCGCCTACCTACGTGCAGGACCGCGTTGCCATTGCAGTCAAGGTGATCTCGTCTGCTGCTGTCGCCTACTCGGTGACTGGGTTCTGAGCCTGAGTCGTGGCCGTTCTCGGCAATACTCCGTCTGCTCGAGCCAGACAGCATGAGGTCACAGCGCGTGAGCATGACAGGTTGGCAGCAGATGAACGCAGGTTGAGGGACGGGCTGATACGGCAACTGAGGGCTGACAACCCGAAGGTGTGGACGTACGCAGCGTTAGCCAAAGCGGTTGGCATCACTGAAACAGCAGTACGAACGGCGATCAAAGGGTGAGCCTGAGGGTCTGCGCTCAACCCGGATGCCCTGCACTAGTCAAGCAAGGCAAGTGTGTTGAGCACTCAATGACAACTACGCAACGCGGGTACGGTGTCGAGCACCAAGCCAAAAGGCAACAGTGGAAGCCGTCCGTTGATGCCGGCGTGACCGTGTGCTCAAGATGCAGTGAGCCGATACAGCCCGGTGAGCCTTGGCACCTAGACCACACCGACATGCGCGACGGATACCTAGGGCCAAGCCACGAACGGTGCAACACAAGCGCGGCTGGCAAGGCTGCGCACGCATGAAGGGTGGGGAGTGACCCCCTCCCCCTCCTCCCGGCGCTGACCGTCGGCAGGTCTCTCGCAGTCCAAACCCCTGAGTTTTGCCCCGAACCCACGAAAGGAACGCTCCTATGCCCCCTGTAGCCGCTCCTGTGGGGCTTGGTCCGTCTGGCGACGCCTTATGGTGTGACATCACCGAGGCCCACGAGTTGGACGCAACGCAACTGGTGACTCTGACTGAGGTGTGTCGGGCAAAAGATCGACTTGACCGGTTGGACGAACTGTTGCGGGGCAACCTTGACCCGACGACGCTAAACCAGGCGAACACCACTGCGAACTTGATGAAGCAGCTCATTGCGTCTCTTCGGCTGCCGGATCCTGTGTCGGAGAAGCGTCCCCAGTTCCGCGGTGCTCGTGGTGCTCAGAAGCCGTCTGTCCCTGGTGGTGGGTCGAAGGTGTCCAGCTTGGACCGCGCCCGGGCGGCTAAGACTTCCTGATGGGGTGGGCTGGTCCGCTGTTCGAAGGGCATGTGTGCAGCGTCGGCTATGAGGTTCTGGACTGGATCCACGAGTACGAGTGCCACGGCCCGGGAGATGTGCAGGGCGACCCGTTGGACTTGGATGACGAGATGCGTGAGCACATCATCGAGTGCTACCGCATCGACCCTGTGACTGGCCGGCGTGTGTTCGATGAGGCTGTGCTGTCTCGTCCGAAGGGCCGGGCGAAGTCGGAGATCGCCGGCTTGGTGGGTGTGGCTGAAGCGTTCGGCCCTGTCCGGTTTGACGGGTGGGACGCTGACGGGCAGCCGGTCGGCCGCCCTATTCGGTCCCCGCTGATCAAGTGCCTTGCCACTGAGGAGACTCAGGCTGGGAACACGTTCGAGAACATCGCGTTCATTGCTGGCGAGTGGGGCAAGGACACGCACCCGGACATCTACGGCGGCGTCTCGGGGATGAACAAGTACCAGTCGGCGTCGGTGCTGTACCTGGCCGGCGGCGGTGAGATCCGGGCGTGCACTGCTGGTGCGGCGTCGAAAGATGGCGGCAAGGAAACGCACGTCATCCCCGACGAGACGCACCTGTATGTGACTCGTGAGTTGCGCAGCATGTACGCGACGGTGGCCCGGAACTTGGGTAAGCGGAAGATTGCTGAGCCGTGGATGCATCAGACGTCGACCGCGTACCGTCCGGGCGAAGAGTCGGTGTTTGAGGAAACTCTGTCGTCATGGCGGAAGGGCACCCTGTCGCCGCGGGTCTACATGAACCACCGTGAGGCGAAGGGTCGCATCGACATTCGCGATGAGGCTCACACGAAGCGGCAACTGTTGTACGTGTACGGGGCTTCGGCGCCGTGGCAGGACATGGACCGCAAGTACCGCGACATGCTGGATCCGCGCATCTGCCCGGATGACGCGACTGCTGCCCGTTACTACCTGAACCGCCCGATGTCGACGGTGGATGCGTGGATCGCAAAGGACGTGCACGAACGGCAGGTCAAGGCTCGGGAAGTGTTGCCGGGTGAGTCGATCACGCTCGGCTTTGACGGTTCGCTGAACGACGACACGACGGTGCTGCGCGGCTGCTGCATGTCGGACGGGTTCCTGTTCCGCATCGGTGCTTGGCCGAAACCGGACGGTGCTGCGGGGATCGGCTGGGAGGTTCCCCGGCAGGATGTGCTGGCGACCATCCGTGAGGCGTTCGCGCGGTATGACGTGATCCGCGCCTACTTCGACCCGCACGAGTGGCGCACAGACATCGACAACCTGGCCGACGAGTTCGGTGAGGACCGAGTCATCTCGTGGGCGACTACCCGGGACGTGGCAATGGGTGCCGCCCTAGACCGGTTGCACGCGGACCTGATGAACGGCACGGTCTGGCATGACAACGACCCGCTAGCCGCTGAGCATTACGGCAACGTGTATGTGCGACGCAAGGGACCGCACCGTCTGGTCCGCAAGGAACACCCGAACTCTGCCCGCAAAATTGACTCGGTTGTGGGTGACGCTCTCGCCTATGAGGCTCGAGCAGATGCCCTGACCGCTGGCTTCGGCCAATCTCTTAGTGGATGGATGGTGGGGCTGTGAGCGAACAACTGATGCGCTCACTGGCCTCCGATCTGTCTCATCGCAAGGTGTCGGTGCCTGAGAAGGTCGGTTACGACATGCTCGACGCCTACCACTCAAATCGACAGCCGTTGAAGTTCCTGCACCCGGACATTCGCCAGCAGGTCGGTGATCGGCTGACCGCGCTGGCGATCAACTGGGCTCGCGTGATCATCGGCAGCGTTGAGGAACGTCTGGACGTGGAAGGGTTCCGGCTCGGGACCGACTCTGCTGCTGACGATGACCTGTGGCGGATTTGGCAGGCGAACGACCTGGACGAGTGGTCGCAGCTCGGGCATGTGGATGCGATGAAGTTCGGTCGGTCGTTCGGGTTGGTGTGGGGCGACGAGGACGACCCTGAGACGCCCCGTATCTCGGTTGAGTCGGCTCGGCAGATGACGGTGCAGTATCGGCCCGGGTCTCGCCGGGTTGAGGCTGCCGCGAAGGTCTATGTAGACCCGGACAGTGAAGCCGGCAACCCGACCCCGCAGCAGGTCGGCTGGCTGTACCTGCCTGACCGTGCGGAACGGTACGAGGGTGGTGGCACTAGTAATCGCTGGACGAAGGTGGATGAGCTTCCGAACCCGCTCGGTGTGGTGTCGGTGGTGCCTTTGGTGAACCGTCCTCGGCTTGACGACCTGTCCGGCGAATCCGAGTTGGTCGACGTTCTGCCGCTGGTGGATGCGGTCAACAAGCTCGCCACGGACATGATGGTGGCCTCCGAGAAGCAGGCGATGGGCGACCGGTACGCGACAGGCATTGAGATCCCCCGTGAGGCTCAGAACAATGAGCGGCTGCGCGCTGAGGTTGCTCATCGTTGGGAAGAGGCCACGAAGGGTAAGACGTGGCTTGCTGGTCCGGGTGTTGAGTTCGGCCAGTTCCCCGCTGCCCAGTTGACGAACTTCATCGCGGCGATTGAGATGTTGCAGCGCACGATCGCCGCCCTTGCCGGTTTGCCGCCGCATTACACGGGTCAGTCGTCGGACAACCCTGCTTCGGCTGACGCGATCCGGTCGGCTGAGGCTTCCCTGATCAAGCGGACGCTACGGAAGATGCGTGGCTTCGGTGGGTCGTGGGAAGAGTTGATGCGGCTTGCAATGTGCGTCCGTGACGGTATCCCGCGTGCGGATCTTGACCGGAAGTTCGACCGGTTGGAGACGCAGTGGCGTGACCCGGCAACACCGACGCCGGCCCAGAAGGCAGATGCGGCGGTGAAGTTGGTGACGGCGAACATCATCACCGTCGACCAGGCGCTCGAGGATCTGGGTTACACGCCGCAGCAGATTGTGAAGAACAAGGCGGATCGGCGTGCTGCCGCTGTTGAGTCGGCTGCCCTGAACTTGTCGAACGTATTCCAGCCGCAGCAGCCTCCGGTGGTTGCTCCTGTCGTTGAGCCTGATGCCGGCGTTCGCTGAGGTCGCATCGGTACTTGCGGCACAGACGGAACGCGCTGCGCTGGCGCTCTGGGAACGGTACGAGTCAAGCGCGTTGACCCGGGATGAGTTCGTGGAAGCTATCGCGCTGTTGGTGGAAGCCACTCGGGACAGGGTTGGGACTTTGGCCGCTGCGGCCCTGGCAGCCCGCCTGTCTGAGCTGTCCGGCGAACGCGTGTTTCCGGTTGCGGTCAGCGTCTCGCACGCCGGCGTGACGGCGGGTGTTGTGGCTGCCCTAGCTGCCCCTGTGGTGGTGGATGCGCTAGGGGTTATGGCGCGCGACCAGACGTTCTCCGCTGGCCGCGAGGCGTTCGCGGACGGGCTTGAAGCGCATGACGTTCCCGCCTGGCGACGGGCGACCAACCCGGGCGCGTGCAAGGTGTGCAGAGACCTGAGTGTCGCCGATTGGATTCCTCAATCAGTTCCGATGTGGCACCACACTGGGTGCGGCTGCCATCAGGACCCGGTAGTGGAGGTCTCCTAGATCAACCCGCATCAGCGGGGTAAGCGCCACGTCCGCGCTCAAGGACGGTGCAAGACCTGACGAGGCAACGGAGAACGAATGTCTGAGCCGTCCGCTGAACCAACCCCCAACGACGAAGCACCTGGTAACGACCAGGAGCCGGATGCTGGGAAGACGTTCACGCAAGAGGAACTGAACCGCATCGTCGCCGATCGGGTGACGCGGGTCAAGAATCAGTACAGCGACTACTCGCAACTGAAAGCCGCCGCCAAGGAACTCGAGTCGGTGCGCAACGCGAACAAGTCGGAGCAGGAACGGATCGCCGACGCCGCCCGGTCTGAGGGTGCGCAGAGTGCGATGCAGAAAGCTCACGCCCACCTGATCCAGTCGGAAGCTCGTGCCCTGGCGGCAGCCGCCAAGTTCAGAGATCCATCCGATGCGGTGGCGTTCCTGGGCGATTTGTCGTCAGTTGCGGTTGGTGACGACTTCAGCATCGACACGAAGGCGTTGCAAGCGTCTCTGAACGATCTGGCGAAGAACAAGCCGTACCTGCTGGCGGAAGAGAAGCCGACCCGCCCAACCGGTGATGCCGGTCAGGGTCCGCGAGGAACGTCCGGTCCAGCGAACATGAACGACCTCATCCGGCAACGGATGCAGGCGCCAAGAACCTAACCAAGTGGTGCCCCGGATTGCGGGGACTACTAACCGAGAGGAAACCCCGCAATGCCGTACAACTCCCTTACCAGTCGCACCGACGTCGGCGCTCTCATCCCCGAAGAGGTCGCCAACGACATGCTCGGTGCGGCCACGTCGCAGTCGGCTGTGCTGTCGCAGTTCCGTCGCCTGCCCGTTTCGCGCAGCCAGGTGCGACTGCCTGTCCTGTCGGCGCTTCCCGTCGCTTACTGGGTGACCGGCGACACCGGCCTGAAGCAGACCACCGAGATGGCTTGGGCGAACAAGTACATCAACATCGAAGAGGCTGCGACCATCCTCCCGGTGCCTGACAATGTGGCTGACGACATGGACGCGAATATCTGGGACGAGGCCATGCCTTACCTGGTTGAGGCGTTCGGTCGTCTGGTCGACTCGGCTGTGTTCTTCGGTGCGAACGCCCCGGCGTCGTTCCCGACGAACATCAACGCTGCTGCGACCGCTGCCGGCAACGCCGTCTCCGTCTCCACTGCGACCACCGCTGCGAACGGTGGCGCGCTCGGCGACGTCGACTCGCTGTACGGTGCCCTGGACGCTGACGGGTATGACCCGACCGGCTTCGTGGCTGCGACCACGTTCCGGGGCAAGATCCGCACCGCCCGCGACACCACCGGCCAGAAGCTCGACGCTGCCCGGGTCTCGGGTGGTCTGGACTCCATCGACGGTCTGCCGGTTCAGTACCCGATGCGGGGTCTGTTCCCGACCGGTGGCGGCGCTGGCACGAACGCGTCCGTGTTCCTCGGTGACTGGTCGCAGTTCGTGGTGGCAATCCGCAAGGACATCACCGTGGACGTGTTCCGTGAGGGCATCATCCAGGACGGTTCCGGCGCGATCATCTACAATCTCATGCAGCAGGATATGACGGCTATCCGTCTGACCTTCCGTATGGGTTGGCAGGTCTCCAACCGGATTAACAATGACCAGCCCACCGAGGGTTCGCGCTACCCCGTGGCTGTCCTGAAGTATTAGCAGGTAGTGGCTTAACTGCCGCTTGACTAGGTAGAATACCTAGTGGGTGAGGGCTAGGGTAGCTCCCGAAAAACGTCTCCTAAGCGTCTGCCTTCACTCCCTGCAACCTTAGGAAATCGACTGTAGGGGTCGAAGTGAAGTTTTGTCGCGACTGTCAGCAGACGCTTCCCATCTCAGAGTTCTACCGCAACCACCGAATGCCAGACGGCTACCTGAAGCAGTGCAAAGTGTGCCACGGAAACCGTTACCGCGTCGGGCGCGCATCTCGAGCCAAACAGAACCGGCTCTACATTCAACAGATCAAGTTGGATCGCGGATGCACAGATTGCGGGTTCAACACCCACCCCGCCGCACTGGACTTCGACCACCTTCCGGGGTTCGTCAAGGTCTACCGGGTCTGCACGATGGCCGACATGCGTCGTGAGTTGATCGACGCCGAGATCGCCAAGTGTGAAGTGGTCTGCGCGAACTGTCACCGAATCCGAACAATGCAACGTCTAGAGGAGAACGCTCATGGCTGACAAGGAACCGAAGGACAACAAAGAGGTTCAGGAGAAGGTGAACGACGAGACCGAGAAGGGTTATCGCGGCACCGTTCTGGATCCGACGCCGAACGAGAACTACACGATCGCTGGCGTGACCAGCGGCAAGCCGACTCCGGAGACGGACGAGAAGCTGGCCGCTGAGGCGCGTCAGGCCGTTCGCGGGTTCTGATGGCTACCGTCCCTGGCCGCACGACCGAGCCGCGTTCGGTGACGGTGGGCAAGACATCTGGGTCTGCTGCTGTTACCGGTGCTGCTGGGACGTTCCAGTCGACGGACGTTGGTCGCACGATCACTGGCACTGGCATCCCTGCTGGCACCACCGTTTCGGCGGTGGCGTCGGGCACGGCTGCCACCCTGTCGGCGAACGCGACAGCCACAGGTTCCGCTGCGGCGACTCTGGGTGCAGCTCAAGGCAGCACGTTGGGGTTCGTCGGTTGGTCTCCCGAATCGGAGGCCGAGGGCGCGACATACACGGTAGCCGGCGTGAACGCCGGTCAGACGCAGCCGGATCGCGTGCTGTTGCCAAACGCGAACCGCACCGACCACAACCGCTCAAGGTAGGTGACCGTGTTCGCAGACGTCGCTGACGTTGCGTCTCTCAACCTCACACCTGATGAGGCTGAAGCGCGGATTGCGTCAGCGACGGCTGCGATCCGGGGCGTGTGTGGTTGGAGTGTGACCGAGGAGACGGTGAACGCGACCGCCCCTTGGTCAAGGACCTTGTTCCTGCCCACTCTGCATCTGACCTCGCTGTCCGTGTCGGTCAACTCAACACCTTTGTCCAGCGGCGCTGACTATGCGTGGCAGACAAACGGTGTCGTGTCGCTGTTCCTAGGTCGGCTGCCCGCGATCAACGGCGGCTGGTCAGGTGCAACGCTGAACTTGTCGTACACACATGGGTACGAGACGGTTCCTGATGGCATCAGGGCTGTCTGCCTCGACTTGGTGGCTGAAGCGGTCAATCCGCAGCGGGCGCTGACGGGGGCGACTGTTGATGGGGTGACAGTGACGTACCAAAAGGAAACCAGTTCCGTCTTCACCAACCTTGAGGACGACTGGCGGCTTGTTCCCTACATTTGCCCCGTAGCCCGATGATCGGTGACGAAGTTCGACAGATGATGCCTCAGTTGCAGGCGCTGTCTGAGTCGTTGATGCAAGACACCATCCGGGTCGACACCTTGTCGGGCGATGCTGTGTTTGACCCTGCCACGGGCGGTTCGTCACGAGCTGTTGATGCTGTCGCCTACGAGGGCAAGGCGCGTGTGCAGGTTGGCACGACGCAGCAGGATGCGCAGGATTCGGCGGATGAGCAGATCACGTTGAAGCGGTATTCGGTGTCGGTTCCGGTGTCTGTGACGGGGTTAACGGTGGATCAGCAGGTGACTGTCGTGTCGTCGCATGACCCGGATTTGGTGGGTCGGACGTTGACGATCCTTGCCACTGAGGGCGGCACGTTTGTGACGTCGCGCAGGTTCGTCGCATCCGACCAGCAGTGAGGGGTTGCGATGCCGTTCGATGTTTCTGATGTTTCAAAATTGACAGCCGACCTAAACAGGACGCGGCTTCGAGTCGGGAGGCAGTCCGCTGCCGTAGTTCGCGACGCAGCTTTTCGAGTCGAGGCTTCAGCTAAGTCAAGGGTTCCTGTGCAATCAGGAGAACTGCGGGGCAGCATCGACACGCGGTTCTACGGCTCGGGGAACTCCGGACGCATGTCTGCCGTGGTGCGCGCTGGCGCTTTCTATGCGCGATTCGTTGAAGATGGGACGTCGCGTCAGGCGCCTCAACCATTCATGCAGCCCGCACTGAATGATCAACGGGCGAAGTTTCTAGCCGCGATCACTCGTCTGTCGGATGTGCTCAAGTGACTACGGTCGGCCAGCTCGGTGACCTGATCTTGGCGCGGTTGCGAACCATCCCGAACCTGACCGTGTTCGACGGGAAGGTCGGGCAGGTGGTGAAGGATGCGGGCACGACCCGCCCCTACGCCGTTCTGTACATGTCGCCCGGTTCGTTTGTGAGCCAGCGCATGTCTGGGCAGTCGGAGCAGTTCCGGGTGTCCGGTCAGATCACGGTCGCTGCCGGCACGGTTGCCGGGTTCCGCTGGGCTGCCCATCAAGTGATGGACGCACTGACCGACTTCCGCCTCGAGCCCGCCAACAGGGGTGCAACCCCGTTCACGTTCGACACCGACCCGGGGCCGGAACGCCGCGACGACGACGACCCCTCCGACATTCGTTGGTATGCACCTTTCACGTTTTCATTCACCACAACCAGGAGCTGACCATGACTGAACTCGTACGAGTCAGGGACAAAGAAACCGGCCACGAGTACAGCGTGAGCCGGGTCCGCAAGCACCAGGAGCAGGTCGACAAGCCTGCTGCTGACAAGAACGGCAACCCGCTTCCCCCGAAGCACAACATCCAGTCGGGCCGTAAGGCCACCTCGAAGGCTCAGGAGGCCTGAACATGAGTGTTGCAACTTTCCCTCTCGGCATTTCGGCCCGTGGCAACGGTGCCCTGTGGTATCTGCCGACCGTGGCGAACCCGGACACGGGTGTGACGGTCGCTGAGTTCACGGCGGGTCTGAACCTGTCGTGCGCGATCGCAGGGTTTGCGCCGTCGTCTGAGCAGTCGACGGTGACCCGCACCCGATACTGCTCGCGTGCCGGCTATGAGATCCCGGGCACGGTCACCACGTCCATCCCCGCGATCGAGTACGTGTATGACCCGCAGGAGCCGGACAGCGACGAGTACGAGTGGTACTCGGTGCTGGCTCAGGGTGTGACCGGCTACTTCGCGAACCGGCTCGGCATGGCGTTCGAAGACGCTGTGACCGCCGGCCAGTACGTCGACCTGTACCAGATCCAGGCTGGTGTGCAGAACCGGGTTGCGATCGACCCGACCGCTGAGGGTGACGAGCTGCGCATCTCGCAGCGGTTCTTCAACACCGGGCCGGTGAGGTTCGACACCATCGTCATCGCCTAGTTCGTATCCTGCTGGTCGGTGCCGTGGGGGTCCCGGCCAGCAGGGTTTCACCAACTACCCCCACAACACCCCCACACTGTTAGGACTTCCGTATGGCTGAGAAGCAATCGTTGCGTGCCCTGATCCAGGCTCGGGCGGCGCAGCAGGCGCGCCCTGTGCACCGGCACCTGTTTACCCTTGACCCGGAGTTGTACGCGGACCGGCTTGAGATTGAGCAGGCGTTGGACGATTTGCCGCGTGAGCGGGAGTTCACCGACGAGTCGCAGCGCCCCCGAATGAACCCGAACAACCCTCGTGCGTTGTTGGAGAAGCAACTGGCCGAGTTGGATGAGCGGATCGCCACCGCGTCGGTGGTGGGTGTGTTCAAGGCACTGACTGCGGATCAGGCTGCGGCGAAACTGGCTGAGTGGGATGCGTCGGAGTTGTCGCCGCTGGATAAGGCGCGGGCGACGATTGTCGAGTGCTTCGACCACTTTGACACCGATGAGGAACTGTCGAAAGATGACCTCGAGGCTTTGCTGCCCACGTTGACGCAGGGCGAAACGTATGACGTGTCGAACGTTCTCATGAACCTGTCAGCGGGTGCGATTGATGTCCCAAAATCCGTACGGCAGTCTTTGAGCAGCCGGAAATCCGGCGCGACCTCCAAACCTGCCTAGAGCTTGGGATCTCCCCCACCCGCTTCTTTGCGGAGTGGAACGAGGCTGAGCGAATCCTGCTTGACGCTTACTTGGACTGGAAGACGGACCTGCATTCGTGCGGGCATCACCTGTCCGAAACCACACACCAGGACGGCAAGCCGGATCCAATGTTCGCGGCCAAGTTCGATGTGTGCCTGTCCTGTCTGGCGTTGGAGCAGGCGCAGTTTGAGCAGGCAAAGAAGGATCAGGAGACGGCGAAGGGTGGCGGGTTTGTCGCTGTCATGTCTCGACTGTGGCATGTGGCGGTCGACACACACGCGGCTGCCGCTGAAGCGGATCTGGCGACCCGCCGCGAACGGTACAAGGCGCAACGCAAAGCCGCCCGCAAGGCGGCTCGTGAGCACGACAACTGAACAGGGGTGAGTGGTGGCTGACAGGTCTATCAGGGTTGTTCTGACCGCTAACGCTTCCGGTTTCATCTCCACCTTGGGTCAGGCGTCAAACGCTTCCCGCAAGTTCGGTCAGGACCTGTCGGGTTCGGTCAGCAAGAACGAGCAGTCGTTGAACAAACTGGCTGGCGTCACGGGTCTTGTGGGCGCCGGTCTGGTTGCTGGTATCGGTGGCGCTGTCCGGTCTGCTGCCGACTTCGACCAGGCCATGTCGCGGGTTGCTGCGTCCGGTGACGACGCCCGGGGGAGTCTTGAGAGTTTGCGCGACGCTGCGATTGATGCTGGCGCGAAGACGTCGTTCTCCGCTGGTGAAGCCGCTGCCGGTATTGAGAACCTGGCGAAGGCTGGTGTGTCGGCCAGCGACATTCTTGGTGGCGGCTTGGCTGGCACCTTGGATTTGGCGGCTGCCGGTGAACTGAATGTGGCCGACGCTGCCTCGATTGCGGCGACCGCGATGACGCAGTTCAACCTGACCGGTGAACAACTGCCGCATGTGGCTGACCTGCTCGCTGCCGGTGCAGGTAAGGCGCAGGGGTCCGTTGAGGACATGGGCGCCGCGTTGAAGCAGTCCGGTTTGGTGGCGTCGTCTTTTGGGCTGTCCATTGAGGACACGTCGGGCACCCTGGCGGCGTTTGCTGATGCCGGTCTGATTGGGTCGGATGCTGGCACTTCGTTCAAGACGATGTTGCAATCGCTGGCGAACCCTTCCAAAGAGTCGGCGAAGCAGATGCAAGAGTTGGGCATTGCCGCGTATGACGCGCAAGGCAACTTTGTGGGCATCACCGATCTGGCCGGTCAGTTGCAGACGCGCATGTCGAAGCTCACCCCGGCTGTGCGTGATCAGGCGATGGCGCAGATTTTCGGGGCGGATGCTGTCCGCGCCTCGAATGTTCTGTACAAAGAGGGCGCTGCTGGCATTCAGGGCTACATCGACCAGACGAACGATGCTGGCTACGCGTCGCGGGCTGCCGGGATCCTGCTCGACAACTTGAACGGTGACCTTGAAGGGCTCAAGGGGTCGTTTGAGACGGCGATGATCGGGCTCGGTGAGGGCGCTAAAGGTCCACTGCGGACGCTGGTTCAGTCGGTCACGGATGCGGTGAACGCGTTTAACAGACTGGATGATTCCACGAAGGGCACCGTGCTGTCGGTGGCCGCTGTTGGCGCCGGTGCCCTGCTGGGGTTGGCTGGTATCGCCAAGCTCGCCATCGGCGTGAATGACACCATCACTGCGTTTCGTGGTTTGCAGACCAACTCGCCGAAGGCTGCTGACGCTATCGGCAAGGTGGGTAAGGCTGCTGGTGTCGCCGCGATCGCGTTGACCGGGTTGCAGGTTCTCGGAAACATCGTTGACAACATGAACGGTAAGGCTGTCCCCTCGCTGGAGGCGGTGCAGTCGTCGTTGATCGGAGTCGCGAGTGGAGCGGTCGGCGCAACTGCGTCGATGGACGCCTTCTTCACTGTCACCAATAAGCAGGCGGGCGTCTATGGTGACGAAGCGGTCAACGGTCTCGCAGATTCTCTTGAACGCTTACTGAGCAAGTCCAGCGGCGAGAAGATCAACGACTGGGGCTCGGACCTTGTCGATAGTCTCGGCGGTCCGGCAAGTGTCGCGAACGTACTGCGGGAAAAGTTCGACGCCGTTGACTCGTCGCTGACGAAGATGGTTTCCTCCGGTCAGGCCGAGGAGGCGGCGAAGTCGTTCCGATCGTTGCGTGACGCGGCTGAGCAGCGCGGCATCGGCATTGACAAGCTGATCACGCTGTTCCCTGATTACCAGGCGACGCTGACCGCTGAAGCGAACAGCCTGAAGGTGACCACGCTGTCGGTGGAGGATTACGCCGATTGGATGGGTGGGAAGGTTCCGCCTGCGATTGAGGCGGCTCGGCGGGCGTCGAAGGGTGCCACGGGTGCGTTTGAGTCGCAAGCGTCGAACACGACCTTGTTGAAGGACGCCACCAAGAAGCTCGAGTCCGCTCAGGACGCGTTGGCAAAAGAGACGCAGACTGTCATTGACAAGTTCTCCATTTTGCGGGATGGCGCCCTCGATCAGGAGGACGCGAACAACGCGTGGGAACGGTCAATTGACGATGTAAAGGATGCGGTCAAGCAGAACGGTAAGGCGCTCGACTCGACCAGTGAGAAGGGTCGGGCGAACCGCGAGGTCGTGATTCGCATGATCCGGGCGTTGAACGACAAGACGACCGCCGACTTTAAGAACACAGAGAAGACGAAGGGGCTCGATAAGGCCACTGGGGAACTGTCGGGGAAGATGAAGGTCGGCGAGCAGCGGATTCGGGATGCTGCGAAGGCTGCCGGGTTGAACACCCGTGAGACGCAGAAGATGATCGACAAGTTCCTGAAGACACCTAAGCAGGTGAAGACGGACATCAAAACGCCGGGCATGAAGGATGCGCAGAACAACGTTGACTCGTTGGGGCGCAAGATCGGCGGTTTGAAGTCGAAGGAAGTCAACGTCACGGCGAACATTGACGTCAAGCAGACCGACATTGCTCGTGAGATCACGAAGAAGTACGGCAAGTACGCGAAGATTCCTGGGCTGGCGACTGGTGGCCCAATTCAGAACTGGTCTGGGCAGGCGGTCAAGGGCAAAGACACTGAGCTGATTGTTGCCGCGTACGGCGAGCACATGCTGCCCGCTGACGAGGTGGATGCGTTGGGCGGGCATGAGGGTGTGTACCGGCTGCGCAACGCTGTGAAGCAGGGCAAGATTCGTGGGTTCAAGGATGGTGGCGCGGTCGAGCGCAGTGTCATTGTGAATGGTTCTGCGTCTGATGTGCCTGGCATTGACGGGTTGATGACGGTGTGGTCGACCGCTGGTGAGCACATGGGCAAGGCTGCCGCGAACTACATTGAGCAGGGCGCTGAGAAGGCGTTGATGGCGATGGCGCTCGGGGCGGCTGAGGCGACGTCCGGTGCTGATGGGAATTACGCGGCAGGCAAGGCGGGTCGTTACGGCGATCAGCGGTTCAACGCGGAGCAGCTACGGAACGCGGCGATCATCGCTTCGGTGGGTGCGAGCATGGGCGCGCACGCACAAAGGATCGGTATTGCTACCGCGATTGTTGAGTCGGGTCTGCGCAACCTGTCCTATGGCGACCGTGACTCGGTGGGCTTGTTCCAGCAACGTGCCCCGTGGGGTTCGTTCGCGGCCCGGACGAACCCGCGCACGTCGGCGGACATGTTCTTCCACGGCGGGCGTGGTGGTCAGCGCGGGCTGGATGACATTCCGGGTTGGCGGTCACGTTCGCTCGGTTCGGCAGCCCAGGCTGTGCAGGTCAGCGCGTTCCCCGGTCGTTACCAGACGCACGCTGATGAGGCTGCCGCCATTCTGAGGGGTTTGAAGTCGGGTGACGGTGGCACGTCTAACCCTGGTGGTGGGACTGGTCAGTCGAAGGGTGGCGGTAAGTACCGTCCGGTCAGGGGTGGCCGGGTTGGCTCGCGTTACCACGGCAGCCCGCCAGCTATCGACATTGGTATCGGGGTCGGGAACACGGTGTACGCCGGCCATGACGGTCGGGTGACGATCTCGCGGGATCTGCGCGGCAATCAAAGTCAGGGGTATCGGTCGTACGGTCGGTACATCACGATCAGTGGTGACGGGTACAAAACGTTGTACGCCCACTTGTCGTCCCGGGGTGTTTCCGCTGGGCAGACGGTGCGTGGTGGTCAGCCGATTGGCCGGTCAGGTAATACGGGCAACTCGACCGGACCTCACCTGCACTTCGGGGCAACGGGTGCTCGGGCTGGGTCGTTCTTCGCGAACGGCGGCATGGTGGGTGGTTGGTCGCCTCACTCGAAGGCAGACAACATCCCGATCATGGCAACAGCCCGGGAGTTCATGCAGCCGGTGCGGGCGGTCAACTATTACGGCGCTGACGCGATGGAGGCGTTGCGGCGGCTCAGTGTTCCGCGTGAGGAGTTGCGGCGACTGATCGACAAGAAGGCGTCAACAGTCAAGAACGTTGACTTTTATCACGACCTTGCCGGTATGGCTGACGGCGGTTGGTTGCGGGACCGTCGCGTCATGTCTCCGAACTATGCGACTGCTGCACCGTTCTACCGGACAGCGGTCGGCATGAGTGGTCAAACGGCCAGTTCGCAGGCTCAGGGGCGCGGGAAGCTCGCGGACAGCATCACGATTCAGGGTTACACCGCTGACGATGTGGCCCGGCAGATTGTGACCAGGGAACGGCGTGAGGACGCTTTGCATCCGGTGTGGGTGTCTTGATGGGAAGGTGGTGACGGGATGCCGATCCTTGGTGGTATCCCGGTTCGCACCCCTCGACCGCCGCGTGTTGATCCGTTTGAGGACAGCCGCACGTTGGCGTTCCGGTCGTTGGATGGTACGGCGTTCATGGAATTCACCGGCAACGAGTTCTTCGACCTTGACGGGGTTGAGGGCTTGGACTTACCGCCGCGTGAAGTGATCCGCGAGTCCATGCCGAACCTGGACGGCACCCGTTTGCGTGAGGTGCGGACAGGTGAACGTCAGGTGTTCCTGCCGTTCTGGCTATCGTCCACGTCCAGCCACAGTAAGTACTTGGACCGTCGTGACGAGCTGGCATCCCTGTTTAACTATCGCGGACTAAACCTGTCCGCGACCGATGGCACCTTTGATCTGGTGGCGAACTCGCTGCGTGGTGAACGGTCGCTGCGTTGCGTGTACCTCGACGGTATGCCCGGGTCGAACATGACCGACAATTCGGGGGCGTCGTGGGAATCTCTGGGGCTCACCTTCCTCGCCTGTCGCCCTTACTGGTCGGGGGCGCGCTGGTCGACACCGACGATCCAGCGCCCATCGGGTGGTTCATGGGGTGTGTCGTGGCCGTACCAATTGTCGTCCGCGCAGGCGCTCGGCAGCGGCATCCCGGTCACTGTTGGCGGCGATGTCCCCTCATGGCCGACGATCGACTTGGTTGGGCCAGCATCGGCAGCCTCGGTAACAGGGCCGGGTTTGTCTGTGTCTATTGCGGGCGGTCTGGCTGCGGGTGAGACGGCGCGGATTGTGACGGATCCGCGTGGCCGCACCGCCTCGTTCGGTGGAGTCAAGGACTGGTCGCGGGTGGCACCCACCGACCGTTACCGCCCGCTGATGCCAGGTGTGCAGGAGCTGTCGATCGTGCTTGTGGGTGCGACTGATGCAACGTCGGCTGTTGTTTCTGGGGACAGTCTGTTTGAGCGGTGGTGCTGAATGTGGACCGCTCGAGCGCGTGACCAAAGCCTGAACCTGTTCGACCCGATCGAGTACACGACAGCGACACTGGTCGAAAACTATGGACTACCGGACATGCTGTCACTCACTGGCAACGTGCACGATCTGCGACCCGGCATTGGTCCGAATGCTGGTGTGGTGCTGTACGACGACAGTGGTGCTCGCAGGTTCAACGGGTTCCTGACTTCGGCTGAGCGGCTTGGGAACGGGACCGCGAATCTGATCTACGCATCCGACGACGCGAACCTGTGGCAGCGGATCGTCTGGCCCAGTTACAACGCCGCCTGGACAGCGCAGACGGCTGCGTATGACGTGCAGACGGGTCCGGCTGAGACCAGGCTGTTGACGTACATCAACCGCAACTTGGGACCGATCGCTTACACCCCGTCACCGTTCAGCGTGACCACCACTCGGCAGGTGCTGCACACAAGAATCCCGACGTCGCAGGGTCGCGGGCCGGTCGCGAAAACATCAGCCCGGTTCAACGTGCTCGGCGAATTGGTGTCACAACTTGCGGAGTCGGCGTCGTTGCGGGTACAGATCGTCCTCAACTATGACGGCTTCACCCCGTGGCTGGATGTGACGGTCACTGAGGTTCCTGACTTGTCGTCGTGGGCGCGGTTCGGTACTCCCGAGGCGTCAGGGCCGGGTGTGCTGGGTGCGGACTGGCGGTACAAGTACGAACAGCCGAAGGTGACCACGGTTCTGTCAGCGGCTGGCGGTGAAGGCAAGGACCGCCTGCTGAACTCGCTGACTGACTTGGACCGCAACAATCTGTGGGGTCGGCGGATTGAGCAGTTCATCGACCAACGCAACATCGGCAGTCAGATCGGCGCCCGTGAAGAACTGAAGAAGGCGACGGGCGCACGGGATGTGGCGTTGAAGGCGCGCAACGGCCAGTTGCGCATGAGGAACTTGGCCCAGAACGCAAAGGACCAAGCACAGGCCGCGTTGGACGCCAACCCGGGCAACGCTGCCGCCACAACGCGGCGAGATGCTGCGGTGGATGCGCTCAACGAAGCCATCTCTGACTACAACCAAGCCAACACCGAATACAACCAGACGGTCACCGACTACAACGCCGCTGTTACCGCTCTGCAAGCCGCCATCGCCTCCGACACCAGCGAGATCAACCAAGCTCTGGCTGATGCGATGGCGGAAGCGGTCGGGTTGACGGAAATCTCCGCCCCGTTGGGCGAGTCGGATCTGAACGTTGGCGGCACTGGCGGCACTGCGGGTGTTGATGTGCCGTTGGGTGCGCGGGTGTCTGTGGTGTTGGACGGGGAGACGGTGACGGAACGTATCCGGCAGATCACCACAACCATTTCAGCCCAGTCGGGGCAGGAGACGGTGCACGTTGAGCCTGTCATCGGCACCCCTGATGCGGGGTTGGCGTCCCCGACGCAACGGCGTCTAGCTGCCGCTTTCCGGCGGATCAGTTCTGTTGAACGTAACCAGTAGGAGACCCGATGGCGACTGACAGTTATCCCGCAGTTGGGATCGGCGGTTTCACCGATGCAGAGTTCACAAAGTCGTACGCCTCGCAGGACGGCATTTTCGAGGACTACCACACAGGCGGCGTCTCCGCGCTGAACTTGACCCGCAACAACACCACCGATGAGTGCACGATCGGTGTGGGCATGGTCCGGGTGAACGGGTACACGCTCGAGGTCACCAGCCCGCACGCCCTGCCTACGCCGCCGATCAGCTCGGGGACGGTCACGTATCGGATTGCAGCCCAGTACGACCCGTCGCTGAACATTGCGGACGGCGGCGGGTCCGCTTCGACTTTGGGTGCGTGCCGACTGATTGTGACCAGCGGTGCCTTGGACACGTCGAACAACAAGCAGTACACGATCTTGTACGAAGTAACCCGTGCTGCATCGCAAGTGTTGACCGCTGCCACGGTGGTGGATCGTCGCCGTTGGGTTGGTCAGGTCATCGAGGTTCCCGACTACTCCAACTTGGTGACCGGGTTTGGTCCGTTCCCTCGCGGCACAATCATTGTGCAAACCGCTGATGCTGCCGCGCCGGGCACCATGAACATGTCAATCCGCACCGTCGACGGCAGCGTGTTGGTGTGGAAGTCGATGACCGGTGAGGCTGCGGTCCCGTTCCCGGCCGCTGGGACGTTGGTCGCGCAGGACGAGCCCGCGTTGATGTACAAAGAGTGGGGCACCGTCCATTTGCAGGGGACGTTGAAACGGTCTGCTGCCGGGTCGAACCTGAACAACGGTTCCCCGGTCATTTTGGGAACGCTGCCGGTTGGGTGGCGTCCCGGTGCCGGGTGCCGGTTCATGGTGCTCGCGTCCGGCCCTGTTGCTGTTGGGATCGTGGTGACTCCTAGCGGCACCGTGTCCATGTATGACCCGGTGGGGACGACGAACGTCGCTTACGTCCAACTCAACGGAATCTCGTTTCGAGCGGAGAACTAAGACATGGCGCGTTACCTGTTCGCTTCAGCCCTGGTTGAGTTGCCCGGCAACATTGTCGCGGCAGGCATCCCGTTCTCGTTGTGGTCTGAGTTGCACGGCGGCACCCAGTACACGGACATCAAGGCGCCGGATGGTGTGACCAGCATTCCGTTGGTGATGGACGGCAACGGGGTCCGTCCTGAGCTGCGCGGCCCCGACAGCGTGAAAACGATGTATTGCGATGCCGGTGGCGGTGTGCGGTTTGAGATGTACGCCACCGATGAGCTGTCGTACATTCTCGACCAGTTTCGGGTGTTGGCGTTCCAGTTCGGGCAGTTGGCGACGCAGGTCGACAACCTGGATTTGTCGGGTGGCGGCACTGGTGGTGGCGGGTTGCCGGTGGGCACCACGTTGGACCAGATCCCGAACGGTGCCGACCGGTTGGCGATGACGTACGCCGAACGGAACCGGATTGCTGGGTTGCCGTCATCGTTTTTGCAGTTGGGTACGACGGCGGGGACGGCGAAGGCTGGGAACTATAAGCCGACCCCGGCTGAGATCAGTGCGGTGCAGAATGTGAACGGTGCCCCGCGTTTGTGGGGGCGTAGCGCGTCGCAGGCGTTGCCTACGGCGGCTGAGGGTGCTGTTGACGGTGACTGGTTGTTCCGAGAGAACCCCTGATGCCGCTGTACCGGTACTCGAACGGGGCGTGGAGGCAGGGCGCGTCTGTTCTGTACCCGAACACGTCCAGTGTTGAGGCGGCGTTGCCGACCGGCCCTGACTACATTCACTATGACGTTTTGAGGGCGCGGGCGACGCTTGGGGGCGCTGTCGACCCGGACTTGCAAACCGTGTTCGACACACTGGTTGAGCCGAAGATTGTCACCATGCCGCCTGGTGTGTTTGAGACGAAGCGGAAGTGGGGCAAGGCACCGTACTACTCGGGTGCGACCACACCGCAACGTCAGGCTGCGTTGTTGGTGCCGAAGGTTTGCCGTGGCATTTGGGGGTCGGGGCGGGGTTCTGTTGGGTCCACGTCGGGCACTATCATCCGTGTCACCCCGATGACGTGCCAGTCAGCGTCTGAGGGTGGGTCGTGGTTTCAGACGGGCGGGTCAGGGTCGGGTGACTTCCTGCTGAAGAACCTGCACATTGAGGGCACCGAGCAGGGGAACCAGACGGCGGCGAAAGCCGACGCGCCCGGCTATGACGGGGTGTCTCGGAAACTGTTCACCAACTACTTTGAGCAGGGCAACCGAACGGGCCAGTACGTTGCTGAGGACATCCTGTCGAACGGGTCGTACGGCAACAACGGTGCCCCTCCTGGGGAGACGTTCAACTTCCAGGTGTACAACGCCGACTATCACATTTTGCGCAGGGTGGAGACGGACGGTCGGCGTGCTGTGGGTGGGCCGTCGTTCTCGAGCGTGGGGATCACCGCCGGGAACTGTTACGGCGCCGAATGGTACGACTGTTGGGCGCATCACATCAACGCCAAGACGTACCACATGGTCTATTACCAGACGATGGCGTGTAAGACGTTCAACTGCCGCCTGGGTGACTCGTCCGATCTGGACGGGTACGGCGACTTCGGGGTGACGAACCCCTCCCCCACCACTCCCGGGTTCACGGGTGGCGGGTTCAACCAGGAACGTGCCGGCGACTCTGAGCATTACGGGTTGAACATTTACAGCAACCGGAAGGGTCCGAACAACCCCGACAAGGGTGTGCATTTCAACCATTCCGGCGATGACTGGTCGCGGGCGTTCATCGGGGACACGATGCGGTTGGTTGACCACCAGTACTGCCTGATTCAGGACGCGACTTGGTTCAACCACTGGGGCAAGACCGGGAACCCGCTGTACGTGTCCACGTGGATTCCGTACAGCAGCAACCCGAACGCGATCACCGTCTCGCCGACCGTCATCAACAACGGTGTGCCGCAGCGGATCGCGTGGTCGCCACCGGGCTACTCACCGACCGTCCTCAGCCCCTACCAGATGTGAGGAACTGACTTATGGCCGTGAAGGGCTTGTACTTTGAGGGCGGCACTGAGGGTGCTGCGCTGACGCCGGCGAACACCGGTGCCGTTTCCATTTCGCTTCAGGGCACGTCGACCGCGAGGTTCCGGGGTTCGGCGAAACAGTCCGGTGCGTTCGGTGCCGAGTTCATCGCCGCAGCTTCGTCGTACTCGTTCGCCCGGGTCATCGCTGTGGCAGAGTCGGGGTCTGCGGCTGCCGCGTTGGAGTTCATCTGCCCAGCTTTGCCGACTGCGGTCGATAAGACGATCCTCGCGTTTCGGTCTGGTGGCACCACCCCCGCATCGTTGGCTGTGAATGCGGCCATCACCCCGTTGGGGAAGATACGGGTCCAGGCTGGCGCGGTGACCGTGGTCAACCCATTCCCGACCGCGACGACCGGCGACAACGTCCTCGTTCCCGGCCAGTCGTACCTGCTCGAGATGCTGGTGTCGGGGCAGTCGGCGACGAACGGGCGTGTGGAGGCACGGCTCACCCGCAAGTCCTCAGGTGCGGTCATCGGGACGGTCCTGTCAACGACAGCGAACGTGACAACCAACCTCATCGGCGGCTGCGACTTCGGGGTGCTGCCCACCACGGACCAGTCGTACACACTGCTGCTGGATAACGCCCGGCTGATCGACAACAACCCGGTCGGTCAGTGGCCGGGCGCCTACGTAGCTGCGGCTGACCCGCTCACCGGTTCAGCGACAGTCACCCCCACGTCGGGGGTTGTTCCGTTCACGGTGACCGCTGTGATCACCACCGAGGGTGGGACGGGGACCGCGAAGGTTTACACCTACAACTGGGGCGACGGGACTCCCGTAACGTCCAGCAGCTCGGCCACTGCCACCCACACCTACTCGGCTGCCGGTAACCAGAACTGGACGTTCACGGCTGCGAACACCTGATGGCTAACGAGGACGTTTACAGCGACCTCTACCAGACCGCCGCTGGCGACATCTACAGCGACCTGTACGGGGTGCCGTCCAGCCTGGTGACGATGACCGGGACGGTGATTGCCACCAGCCCGGCCCCGACGCCTGGTGCTGGCGCGGTGACGATGACCGGCACGGTTATCGCGGAGTCGCCCACATCAGGTGAAACGGTCATCATGACCGGCACTGTGACCGCGCTCGCCGGTGAAGATGGCGACGACGTTGTGGTGTACCGGTTCCGTGATGGGCAGTGGCGCCCCGGGTCGTTGTATGTGCGAGTGCTCGGCAACTGGGTGAACGACCAAACGGGGACTGTCGTCGGCGGCGGCACCCCAACAGCTCGCGGGTACGGGCAAGGCTTGTACGGCGAAACCCCTTACGGAGGCTGAAACTTTATGGTGCGTCCTGTTCTTCCCGACGAAGGCGAAGCGAACTGGGATGACGAGCTTAACGCCGGCATCTTCTCGCTGGCCGACACCCTGGATGGGGTGGTTGCCCGCCTGGCATCGCTTGAGGTGCGGGTGAACAGTATTGCCCCCACCCCCGTCTATTCGGTGCCTGTGGCTGCGTTCACCGTCTCGCAAACGTCGGGGACTGCCCCGGTGACGGTGACGTTCACCGATCGGTCCACGAACACCCCGACCGGTTGGTTGTGGAACTTCGGCGACGGGTCCACATCAACTGTTCGGAACCCTACGCACACGTTCAGTTCTGCTGGTTCGTTCACGACGACACTGGTTGCCAGCAACTCGGCTGGGTCCAGTTCGAGCGGACCAACCCCCACCCCGCCGTCGCAGGTGATCACCGTGACGGCTGCCGCGACCGCAGCTCAGCCTGTCGCATCGTTCAGCGGAACCCCTGTCACCGGCTCGGCGCCGCTGTCCGTGTTCTTCACCGACACTTCCACGAACACCCCGACGTCGTGGCTGTGGGCGTTCGGTGACGGCACCACATCAACGGTGAAGAACCCGGCGAAGACGTATGCGACCGCAGGCACGTACACGGTGAGCCTGACTGTCGCCAACGCTGCCGGGACCGCACCCACGGCCACCCAAACCGGCTACGTGTCCGTTGGTGCGGCTACCACCCCCACCACGGGTTTGCGGGCTGCGATCTCCACATCTGCGCCGATGTACACCAACGCTGTGTCAGCGTTCCCGGTCGACACGAACCGAACCACCCTCAAAACGACGTCAACGGCAGCCCTGCCCACCAATGCATGGTTTGAGAACTTCATGGTTGGTTCTGGTCATCAGCCCGTCCAGTTCTTCCCGTACATGGCGAAGACGACCGTGACCGGGTTGGCGTTCTGCCAGGCACCGATCAACACCAGCTTCCCGAACTCGGTGCTGTCGACCATGCTCGAGTCGTGGAGTTTCGGTGCCGGGACTGCGCTGAACGCTGACACGGCAGGCCGGGTGACCGGGTTCACCGACCTGGGCTGCACCCTGGCGTGGGCGACGACCTCGGGCGGCGGGACGATGACCGCCGACATTGTGCGCGGCATGGGCTATGTGACCATGCGGTACGGCACGCTGGTCCCGAAGATCACCACCATCCACGGCATCCTGACGATCAACGGTGTCGCGCCTGCCGGGACGGTGACCGGAACCAAGTTCAAGTTTGTTCTCAACAACGGGCAGACGTGGATCCTGTACGCGTCGTCGGCGATCTCACTGGCCTACGCGGGCACCACCCTGACCGGTTCGGCTGCGTTCACCGGCACCCTGCGGTTCGGGATCCTGCCCACAGGGGCCACAGAGTCAGTGCTGGACTCGTCCGCAACCGCCGTCCACACTGGCGGCACGGTCGGCTGGACAGTCTCCGGGAACACCGCCACAGAAACGTTCACCTACACCTACACGGGTTCAGGGGCGCCGCTCAACTACACGCTGCCGCACCACCGGCCACGGTTGCAGAACGCCACCTACCCGACCGGGTTCACCCTCACCACTCTGCGCGGCCAAGTCCAGGCGGTCACGGGCAACCTGTGGACGATGCAGATCCCGTTGCCGTCTGTGAGCTGGAACAACCGCAACCCCATCCAGTCCGGTCGGCTCGCCGCGATCCAAACCGCTTTGACTGCTGATGCGTCGTTTGTGCCGCACACCAACGACCCGTACTTCGGCGGGAAGCAGATCGCGAAAGCTGCGCATCTGGCGTTGATCGCCGATCAGGTTGGGAACACGACCGTCCGCGACACACTGGTTGGGCGGCTCGAAACGGGTGTCAACGAGTACCTGACGAAGTTGCGGTACGAAACAGCGTGGGCGGGCATTGTGTCCGTTCCTGGGCTCACCGATCAGGGCGCCGACTTCGGCAACGGCATGTACAACGACCACCACTTCCACTACGGGTACACCATTTACGCCGCCGCTGTGCTGGTGAAGCTGCGGCCCGCCTGGAACACGGTCAGCAACAGGGCGAAGATCCACGACCTGATCCGCGACTTCGCGAACCCGACCAGCAACGACCCGTACTTCACCCCGATGCGGAACTGGGACTTCTACGAAGGCCATTCGTGGGCTGCCGGGCATTTTGAGTTCGGCGACAACCGCAACTCTGAGTCCACCTCGGAGGGGGTGAACGCCTACTACGGGATTCATCTGTGGGGGGTGGCGACCGGCAACGACCAGTTGACGAACTTGGGCCGGATCCTGATGGCTGAGGAAATCTCTGCCGCGCAGACGTACTGGCAGGTGAAGCAGGCCGAGACGATCTATCCGCAGCCGTTCCGCCAGAACGGTGTGATCGGCATCGTCTGGTCGAACAAGGTGGATGTGGCGACATGGTTCGGCGGGCAGTACGAGTACATCTTGGGCATTCAGGAACTGCCGACGAACCCGACCACTGAGGTTCTGATCCGCAAGGACTGGTACGCGGAGATTTGGCCGACGAGGGTCAACCCTCTGTGGTCGCGTACTTCGGTGTGGCGTGCAGCGGTCATCAACGGCGGCTCAGGCTATGTGGGCGCATCCAACTCAGGCGCACCCGCCTTCCAGGCGTACACGGACGGCATGACCGCACAGGGCGGCTCAGGGACCGGGTTGCAGTTCAACTGCAACATTGCAGGTGGGGCGATCGCTGAGGTTTACATCCGCCAACCGGACGGGCGCGGGTCGGGCTACGTCGACGGCGAAACGGTCACCCTGAACGGGTCCGGCGGCACTGGTTGCACCGTCCGCATCTGGACGGAACCTGAGGACGGCTGGAAAGGGCTGCTCCTCGGCGGGCACGCCCTCAACAACCCATCGGAGGCGTGGACGAAAGCTCTTGAGTTGACCGCATACGACGACGGCTCATCGAAGACGCAGTTGCTGTACTTCATCGGCACCCAGACCGGATAGGACACCTAACGATGGCGCTTCCCACAGACCGGGCGACAGGTCAGATCGTGCAAGCCGACGACATCAACTCCATCGCTGCCACCGTGAACGATGCAGCCACTTTGCTGGCTGGGGTGATTAGTCGCCTCAACGCGTTGGAGACTGACGGGCCAGCGCAAACCACCACCGTCACAGCGACCACCGGCAACGCAACAGTCACCGTGAACTGGACAGCTGCGGTCGGTGCCACCGGGTACACGGTTGCCCTAGACCGCATTGATGGTGGCGCGTCCGGTGTGACCCCCGCCAGCAAAACCGCGTCACAGCTCACCCACACGTTCACCGGGCTGACCAACTCGGTCGCCTACCGGGCCACCGTGACGATCGGCCCGTCCGGGGCGCAACGCACCGTCCAAGCCACTCCCACCGCTGGCGCGGCCAACATTACGGTGACGAAAAGCGAAGGCGACGGGCAGGTGGTCATCAGTTGGACTGCCGCCACTGACGCCACCGGCTATCTGGTGGGGCGCAACGGCACTGACAGCAACGGTTCTGGACCGTGGTCGACAACTGACCCGGCGACCGCCCGCTCGAGGGCGTTCCTGAACTTGGTCAACGGCACCGCCTACAACTTCACTGTCACCCCACTGCCGGGCGGCACTGCGGTGACAGTTACCGGCACCCCAGTCGCTGGCACTGGCACCACACAACCCACCGCCCCGTCAGGGACCGGCACAGTGTGGCTGTCCGGTGCAGGCGACGACCAGGCGAACAACACAGCCGGGGGCGGGTTCGGGTCGTTCCGTGGCGAACCAGCCACGTTCGCCCGCTGCTGGGCTGACGCATCCACCGCAGCCATGACCGGACTCGACATGATGATGGCCTACAAGGTGTCGAACTGGTCAGGTGTGCTCGACATGGCGATCGGCGGTCCCGGTCGCGCAGGTGACTCGTGGGCGTCCGCAGCAACCGGATCCCTAGACGGGACGTGGCGTGCTCAGTGCCAGAAGATCAACGCGAACTGGTGGTCCAACTGCAAAGGTGTGCACCTGTCAATGGCGCACGAACTGTCAGGCAACTGGTACCCGTGGTCGGTGAACTCCGGCAACGTCGCCAACTTCAAAACAGCCTGGCGCCGGTTCTACAACATCGTGCAGGAGGAACTGGTCGCCAAAGGCAAGAACGCGAAGGTGACACTCTGCTACAACTTCGACACCACCTCAGACATTTCGGTGCAACAGATCGACCCGGGCGCTGCCTACTACAACGTGGTCGGTGTCGACTTCTACAATATGTGGTGGGGTGGCACGGCGGCGTCCGGGTTGAACACCCAGTCGTTGTGGGATGCGAACCTGAACGCAATGGACGGGTCCAGCCCGAAAGGGATTGGCGCCTGGTTCACCTACGCCGCCAGCATTGGGAAACCCCTGTCGATCCCTGAGTGGGGAACCAGCCCACAAGCGACCGTCGAAGCTCCCCTGTTCGTCACGAACATGCGGAACTACCTTGCCAGCAAAGCACCCGCAGACCCGTACAACCCTGGCGCTGGGAAGTGCGCTGGTGATGCGTATTTTAACACTTGGGCGCAATGCCGGCTGTACCCCAACACCAGCCTGCCGAACACTGCCGCCGCTTACAAGGCGGCGAAATGGGGCGCGGTGTGACGATCGTTCCGAAAGTCGACCACACACCTGGCGCGATGAGTAGGAGGGCGCGCATCTACATCATCGCGGGCGGCTCAAGGCACTTCCTGATCGGGCTCACCATCGTCCTGTTCCCGTGGCTGTACTCATCCGCCGCGTTCATCCCCGTATTCAACCTGGTCGACCAACTGCTATGGGGATGCATCATGCTCATCGTCGGCGCCGTGTGCCTCGTCGGTGCGATCACCCGCAAAGCCGACATTGCCCGGGCGGGCATGGTCGGATCCGCTGTTGTCACCGCAGTGCTAGCGGTCGGGCTACTACTCGGCCTCATCAACGTGTGGATCATGTTCGGGCAAAACATTGGCGGGCCAGCCCTACTCGACCTCATCCGAGACCGGCCCCGCATGTTCCCTGTCGAACTTGCCAAAAAGATTGTCGCCCCGCCGTCACCCTTCCTTCCACTGCTGTTGCTTTCAGTAACAGTGAAGGACTTCACGATGTGCGCCCAACCGTTGCGTGTTCCCGTTGAGGACGATGCGCCGCGAAGGCTCAAAGTCCAGGAGGCGTAGTGAGGTCCATTCCACCGGAACTCATAACTGCAATTCTCACATCACTTTCAATCGGGTCAGCATGGTTTGCGACATGGTTGGCCCGTCGCGGCAAACGCGAAGATAGCAAAATAGCGGATCGCGGTCAAGCGTTTGAACAGTTGGAAACGTCCCTTGCAGCAGCCCGGGAAGACCTCAGATATCAGCGGGACGAAGCCACAGCAGCCCGAGCCGAAAAAGCACGGATAGAAGCGGACACCCGCGTGCGGGTTGAACAAGCGCAACTCGACTACGAACAAAAATGGAACCGTCAAATGCACCGCTGCCGGGCCATCACCGACACTGCTACTCGTGCCATCGTGGCCTTGCAGCAGAACTTTGATAGTCCAGAACGTGCCATTCAGATCGCGGAGAGCGCCTTGCAGGATGTGCGCAAGCACAACTCCGAGGATCACGGCGTGCCACCCACAGAGACGCCCAACTAGAAAGTGCTCACCTGACTGGCAAAAGTTGCTGTGCTGACAGCACAACTAGATCGCCGCCCTGTCCTCCCCGGTCAGGTCGGCACCCCCAAGAAGACGACAGTCCCGTTGTTCCCCGACAGCGGGGCTGTCGCACGTCCAGGGAAGGACACTCGTGATTGCAGCCGTCATCTTGGCGCACCTTGTAGGCGACTACTTGATCCAATCCGACTGGATGGCGTCAGAGAAGGTGAAGCGTTTATGGCCCGCCGTGGTGCACGGCGTGACGTACACGCTGCCATTCCTGTTCGTCACACAATCACCATGGGCGCTGCTGGTCATCGCAGGGACGCACATCGTGATTGACCGCTGGCGCCTCGCCAAGCATGTCACCTGGCTAAAGAATCAGGTGGCGCCGAAAGCGTTCCGACCACCGCACACTGCTACCGGCTACAGCGATGACAAGCCGCAATGGATGACCGTGTGGCTGATGATCCTGGCCGACAACACGCTGCATCTGATCATCAACGTCGCCGCTGTGAAGTGGCTGTGATGGCTGACGCACCTGACGTTGGATGCTGGAACGTCTACCGCGACAACACCGATGGCGTCCCCGGCATCAAGCGCGGTATCAACAAGCTGATCGACCGTGGCGCCGACGTGATCTGCCTACAAGAACTGTCGAACGACGACTGGTGGCGTGAAGTCCGCGACTGGATGGAAAGCAAGGGTTGGTGGGTTCACCCGCTGAACGTCGCCATCCCCATCTACGTGAACGCAGCCAAGTACGACATCCGATCATCGAAGAACACGGTCGTGTTCGACCCGTCCAAGACGGGCGAGATCCGGGTGGAGAAGTCCGGCGCCAACGAAACGTTGGGCTACAAGTCGTTCACCGAAGTCGTGGCGCAACGCAAGGGCACCCAGGACTTCACCGCGATCCTGAACAACCACATCGTGCCCACCATCGAAAACGGTGACGGGCAGTTCATCAACCCGCTGCGCCTCAAGTACGCCAAAGCGCAGATCGTCGCCGTGGGCACCAAAGCCAAGCACTACATCGGCGAAGGTCTGAACGTCGCCGTCACCGCCGACTGGAACATCTCAAGCAGCACCCCAGCCGGCGCCCAACTCCGCGCATGGATGGCCGACTACGGGCTGACGTCCGCGCAACACACCCGGGGCCCGTTCAACACCCACGGGGTCCGCGAAATAGACGACCTGTACACCAACGCCGCCATCGGCAGCATGTGGCGCATCGGCACCGGAAACGAACGCGGCTACACCAAAGACGGGTCCGACCACAACCCAATCGTGGTGAACCTCGACCCAAAAGGATCGGCGCCAAGCGCGCCAAACGAAGGGACTGACGACGATATGGCTACAAGCCAGAACGGTTGGACCGCTGCCTCATCCACGGCAGGCATCCCCGGCGGCGTTACTAGCATCATTCCGAAGGGCGCACCTGACACGAAGCTGACGGTTCGGAAGGGCGACGTTGCCACCGTGTTGCAGTACGTGGTGGACGAGTACCAGGCGACCGTTGAGGACATTGACCTGTACACGAAGGGAACCGGGGACGACTGGGGATTCGCACCCCGACCCGTGCGAGGCAGCTCAACCACCCTCAGCAACCACGCATCCGCCACCGCGATCGACCTCAACGCCACCCGTCACCCGCTCGCAGTGAAAGCGTCCAGCACGTTCACAGCCAAGCAACTGACGGCCATGCGCGCCATCAAATCGAGGCTGCGCAACGCCGTCCAATGCGGGGCGTTCTACTCGGGCAGACCGGACGGCATGCACTGGGAGATCAACGTCGGCTCGTCCACCCTGGCGAAGGTCGCTGACGACATCCGGTCCGGCAAGATCAAGCGCACCGGAGAAGCCGTGAAGCCTGCCACGTCCACGCCGAAACCACTCGACCACAAGCCGCTGATCTCGCTCAAAGCGGTTCAGGCTGGCATCAAGTCCGGCACCGAACTGGTGGAAGGTCTCGACGGGTCGCAGTACCAGGAAATGCTGAACCGCTACACCGGGTTCAAGCTCGTCACCGATGGGGTGCTGGGTCGCAACACCCGCGTGGTGACCGCACAAGCCCAGTTGAAGGTCGCCAAAGCCAACGGCAACAAGACCCTGACCATCGCCGACTGCTGGCCCAACAGCGGCTACAACAGCGACCTTGACGGCATCCCCGGCGCTGAACTATTCAAAGCGTTGGGCGTCGACAACTCCGACTCATGACCCAAACAACCGCAGCCGCCCTGTTCATCGCGACATGGGTGGTCGTATTCGTCGGCTTCGTCATCATCTGGACCCGCAAACCGTAGGAGTCTGATGTTCAACCTCGTCGCCTACCGCCGCCTCGGCCAGTGGCGTTGGCGTGCCGTGTCCCCCAATGGCAACCGTCTCGCACACGGCGGCGAAGGAAACGCCAACAAAGCCGACTGCCTCGCAGCCCTCGCAATCCTGTGGCCCAACCACGAAATACAGATCAAGGAGAAACCATGAACACCACTTTGACCGGCATTCTCACCGGACGCACCCGCCAGATCGTGTACATCATCTACACCGTCGCAGGGCTCGGCCTCGGCGCAACACAGGTCGCCTACAGCGCCAGCAACAGCGGTCAGCCGAGCTGGCTGACCGTCGCCCTCGCAGTGTTCGGCTTCCTCGGAGCAGCGATCGGCGCCACCGCAGCATCCAACGTTGGCACCGACCAGCCCGTCAGATCCATCGAGTACGGCACCAGCCTCGCCGAACGGGAAGCCCTCGAAGGCGACGTTTGAAGAGGGTTCATCACCCACAACGCAGGAGATAGACCGGACGAGCCGGTCTGACACGCACAGCGCCCCAGTCGTCATGGCTGGGGCGCTGTGCGTGTCTTACAATTGAGTTGTTGCTGCCCACCGTCCTCCGGGACTGGTGGGCATTTTTTGCGTTCTAGGGCCGAGGCGCTTTCACGATCTTGCTGACCGATTCGTAACTTACGCCAGCATCCTTGATCTGGTCCGCTGGTACGCCTGCCGCCAGCAGCGCGTCTCGCACAGTGTTCGCGATGTCGCCCACCGACTTCTGCTGCTCGTTGTGCATTCGCCACAGCCCAAGTCTTCGACGGTTGAGCTGATCGCCAGCCTCACGCAACGCGTCACGACGGGCCAGGGTCGCAGCAACGACCTCCGCAAGAGGGTCGTTGTCCACAAGTCTCCTGTCTCGCCGCTCACATCGGCTGTTGATGTTGCGACGAGTCTAACGGACTACGGCATCCCGATACCTGCCCCGGGCAAGGGTTCGCCCCTCTAGCTGCTCCCTTATGAGTCTGACGCTAGAGGGGCGATGAACCCTTAAAAACAAGACCGGCGCTCGGCGAAGCCTCGCGCCTAGCCTAACAACAAGACCTAGAAATATGCAACCCGCTACCTCTATGACCTCACAAGTAAGCCGTTACAGGTATGCTCATACTCACCATCAACCCCCGACAGGGAAGGAACCACATGACCGCTACTCACTCCGACGAGGACAGCCCGTGAAGCTCCTCGTCGCGTTCGTGAAGTGGGTGTTCTACATCGTCGGTGGATGGCTTGCCATCCACATCGTTCTCGCCGTGCTCGTGGCGGTGTTCGCCCAAAGCATCCCGTCCGGGGCCAAGATCAGCCTCGGCCTGATGCAGAAGGAAGTCATTATGACCGGCGCCTTGCTGTCGTACAGCGACAACGTCGGCCCCGACCTGGCTGAGGGTAAGCGCATCGGCGACAAAGCCCTTCAGAGCAAGTCCAGCGACAACTGACCGACATGAGAAAGGAAGGGTTCGATCTGAGATGAGCAAGCGATTCAGCACCACTCTCGCGAAGACCAAGATCCGACGTTGGGCGTTCAGCAAACTTGAGCGGTGGACGAAGAAGGCGTCCGCTTGGCTGGATGAACTGGGACGCGAACTGAAGCAGTTCGCGGTGGTGGGCGTGATCGCCACCATCATCCTGTTCTGCTTCGTTCCGTGGCAGACGTTGGAGTTAGCGGTGTTCGTGGGAGTGGTGCTGTTCGCTATCAAGCAAAGCCCGTTCGTGCTGTGGCTGCACGGGTGGCGGCAACGACTGGTGGCCGACCATCAGGAACTGCCGAAGCTGAAGGAACTGCGCAGCACCTACGACCACCTTCAGAAGCAAGAGGAACTACTCACCGACAAGTGGCCCGAGTTGTGCAAGATGCACGGCTTGCAACTCAACAAACTCACCCCCGTTCTGGTCGACGTCAAGCCAACCCTGGACTCGACCCCCCGGGGCGACCACGACTTCACCGCCCGTATCCCTCGCACTGGGTTCGACCCCGACGACATCAAGAACAAGGCCCCCAAGATCGTCAAGGGTCTCGGTTGCCAGTCCATCGCGGTTCGTGAAACAGCGGTGGGTTCGTGCGACATCCGCTTTAACTGGACGAACCCGATCCGTCGCGAACTACCGCTGCGCGAGCTGAAAATGCCACTCCGTGGCGGAATCGTCGTCGGGCACACGGAACACAACATGCCAGCCGAACTGCCTCTACCCACGTCGAAAATCTGGGTGGGCGTGTCTGGCTCGGGGAAGTCGAACGGCGCCGAAGGTGCACTGTGCGACCTGGCACGGCGAGGTGTTCCGATGCGAATTCGAATCGTCAACCCGAAGAAGAACGAGTTGCGCCAGTTCAACGAACTGGTCAAGCAGAAGATGGGCAACTTTGAAGTCAGGGACTACGCCGAATCCAAAGACGACTGCATCCGACTGTTGAAGGATGCAGAGCAGGCAATGATCCGACGCAACGGCGCGATGAAGGGACGCAAGCTCACTGCACCTACCCCCGAGAATCCGTTGGACATCACCTATGTGGACGAGTTGATGATGCTGCCAAAGGAGGCATACAAAGACGGGCCATACAGCCCTATGGGGCAACTGGCTATCGCAGGCCGCGCATCGCTGTATTCACTGTGGGGCTCAACTCAACAGTTCTACGCCGCAGACTTCGGGACTATGAAGGGTCTGTTTGACGAACGGATTCTGTTTCGAGTCAAGACAGCAATACAAGCCGACATGGTGATTGACGAAGCTGTTAAGCGCGGCGCCCTGGCTCACAGGATTCACAAGTGGAAAGAAAAGGGTGTCGGCTACATCGAAGACGAACACGGTGAGCTGACCTTGTTCCGCGCCCCAAAGGTTGAGGACTGGCACCTAGGGCGACTCATTCACGGTCAGATCCCTGACCCGGACATGATCACAGTTGCGACCAAGGAAGAAGACAAGCCGCTCGATCAGTCTGTCTACTTCATTGAGGCTCAGGGCACGGACCTGGTGAAGATCGGGATCGCGGAGGTTCCCGAGAAGCGGCTGAAGGAACTGCAAACCGCCAGCCCGCACAAGCTCGCCATCCTCGGCACCATGCCCGGTGGGAAGCCGCAAGAGTCGGCGTTTCACAAGCAGTTCGCGGCCACTAGGGCGCACGGCGAATGGTTCCACCGCACCCCCGAAATCGACGCTCTGATCGCTGATGTGATCGCCGGCAAGTACGACGAGCAGCCACCCGAGAAGGTGAAAGCGCACCCGGTGCAGACCGCCCGCCAGTGGATTGATCAGAAGCAGATCGCGCACCGCGAGGCGAAGGGGCTCGAGCCGAAGCAACCCGCAGTGTGGGGACCGGACGAACTCCCGTGGCTGCGTCCTGACTTCGTGGCCGGGCACCGCTGATGCCCGACATCGCTGTTGGCCCAGTCGTTGTTGACGCTGGCACTGCCGCCAAGTGGACGGCGCGCATCATCGGTGCCGGGGTCATCAGTGTCGTCGTCCTGGTTGCGCTCGCGATGATTTTCGCCGGACTGGCTGCGAAGCAAGGCAACGACGTCGAGGTCAACTGCGGACCTGCTGTCTCCATGCCACTCGGCGACCAAGGGCTGAACGTCACCGGCAAGATCGGCGACAAGATGCACAAGCCGAACTTCAGCAGCGCCTGGCAAACCGTCAAGTCACTATTCCGGGCGATCGAGATTCTGCGCATGTGGATCGGCAACATCGGCAACCACGCACAAGGGTTGCCGGAGGGGAGTGGCGCCACAGGTTGGCGGAACAGGACCGAACAGGACAAAGCAGCAGACCTGGCTGCCTGCTGCCCATCTGAGCCAATTGCGCCCGCCGACCCTGACGAGGCACCCAAGGACCCGGCACCACCCAAGGAAGAATGGGACCCGAAGAACGCGTCGCTACAACTTGAGGACGCCACCAGTAAAGAGGAACGGCAGGTGAAGATTCTGCGCACCGCGATCAGCGTCCGCAAAGCGAAAGACTTGCCACCTCGGGCTGACTTGGTGATCGCCGTCGCCGGCCTGGTGGAGTCGAACATTGCGAACCTGAACTACGGCGACCGGGACAGTCTCGGCTGGTTGCAGCAGCGCCCGTCTGCTGGCTGGGGGTCACCGTCGCAGATCCGCGACATCCGCTACTCGTCGGCGAAGTTCTTCGACCACCTGAAAGGCGTCGACGGGTGGCAGTCGATGACGGTCGGCAGGGCAGCTCAGAAAGTGCAGATTTCGGCGTTCCCTGACCGGTATGACAAGCGAACCGCCGAAGCAAAGAAACTCCTCGCAATGGCTGGCGGGGGGAACCCCGACACCCAAGACGCACCCGCCGTTCCCAAGGCGCCGCCGAGCACCCCGAACATCGCCTGCGAATCCCAGTCGCCAACCACAGGCACCATCGTTCCCGCCGACACTGCACCCATCCCGGGTGGCACCACCCGCACCCCCGCCAGCTTCAACAAGCAAGGCAACCCGCGAACCGTCGAACAGACGATGACATTCCTCGAGAACATGATTGAGGACAAGACCCCGATTCAGCCGGACATGTGCGCTCGGTACGTCGCAAGGGCATACGGCTGGAAAAACTCGGGTTGCTACCCCTGGTCGGGCGATAGGAGCGGCTGCACTGCGATTGGTTTGTGGCACAGCATCCCTGACAACCTCAAACGGCCCGGCAAGTCCAACCCACCCCGTGGCGCCCTCGTGTTTTGGAAGACAAAGAACGCCGCCCGGCACATCGCCATCTCGGCCGGCAACGGCAAGATCATCTCCACCGACATCCCGAACGGGCGCTGGGGAACGATCGACCTGGAAGAGATCGACCGCTGGGGGCCGCGCATCGGGTGGGCTGCCCCGCACTGGCCCGCACACTCAGGAACGCAAGCATGATTGTCGGCCCGTACTGCCATACTGGAACCCACTACAGAACGGACCTGACATGCTGTTCCTGCTGATTGTTCTCGCCGCCATCGCCTGGGCCGCGCTGTCTTTCGCCCTGGCCGTGACCGTCGCACTGTTGATACGGATGCGCGGCAACTACCCCGAGGGCGAGTCGTTCAAGTCGTGGCGCAACGTCACCTTCAAGCACGTGCTGTTCGGCGGCTACGGGCTTGTCGGGGCAGGGTTCGCAGTCGGCTACATCTACCGGGTTCGCGAAGGTCTGTCCGAGACTCCCGCATGGGTTGAGAACGTGGTGTGGCTCACTGAGCATTGGTGGGTGATCCTCATCGTCGGCGTGCTGGCATTGCTGGGGTTCGCCGGTTGGTGGCTGTGGCAGCACCGCGAAGTGGTCGTCACCGAAGACACGCCTGACCTCTCCCCCGCAGTCCCCCACCCCGATCAGCAGATGACAGCGGTCATGCCGTGGTCGCTGGACCCCAACACCCCGCACTGGCAGACAGGAAGGAACTGACATGGCAGCGTTCGTCCGAGCTGAGCACTGCAAGCACCACCGCAAGTTCGACATCAACTGTGGATCATGTCGCAACGCCGCGTCGCGCAGGTAACCCGCCGCTGGACGATCGGCGACTACGCACTGCTCGCTGGGCTGCTGGCAACCGTGCTCATCGCCGTCCTGACCCTGCGCTGCTGGTTCCTGTAGCCACCTAGAACCGCAACACCCTCTCGCCAACGTCAGGGGCGAGAGGGTGTTTGCCGTTCGGGGGATCCGGCTACCTATCAGAGACAGCAGCAGGCGGGCTGATACATCACCCGACCTTCTTCCATTCTCCGCAGCCGCTGGACGTGAAGCTGTACGCCTTGCTGGTGATGCGGATCAGCGTCTTGCCTTTGGGGGTGACTTCCTGCTCAAGGATGTCGCCGTCCTCAGTTTCGGTTTGCGCGTAGCAGTACGGTTCACCATCAGCCACGCCACCCGACTGCCACTTGCCGGTTTTGATCTCGTCCCCAACCAGGTAGGTGCCGTCCGAAATCGCGCCATCGTCCTGCGCGCCGCCCTCCTCATCCGACGTCGGTTCCGGCTCAGGTGCGGGCGCTTTCTCCGTCACCGTCACAGTGGGTGCCGGCTCAGCAGCCTTACCCGCCTGCGTGACCGTCTTCCCGGGCTGCGTCACGGTTACTGTGGGCGCTGGACCGGCAGCAGGGACAGCGGTGGTCGCATCCCCCGCCGATCCCCCCGCGCACCCGATGATCGTCCCCAACAGGAACCCGCCCACACCCGCCAACAACCATTTGCGGGACTTCTTCGGCTTCGGCAACGGCTGAGCTGGCCCCGGGTTGTAAGGACCGTACGGCTGACCCTGCGGCGGATAGTTCGGCGGCGGCTGACTACTCACTGGACTCCTAAAGTTGAACGGGCACGACCATTGTTAAGGGTAACGGGGCAACAGGGGCGGGTTAGCGGTAACGAGTTAGTCACGAGAGTTCTGTCAATGGGGCGAGCCGCAACTGAATCGGACCTGACGTCGCTGCCAGATTTCCGCGCATGATCGCGAACACCTGATCGAGTCGTTCATGCGCGTGCTCAATGCACACAGCATCAGCGATGAAGCCCGGCTGGTGCGCATGATCGACACGAAACAGGAGCGACCGCCCTGGGCTGAGGATGTGTGCTGAAATGATGGCAGGATCACCGCAGTTCTCAATAGAGCACCTAGCGGCAGGGTTGAGTGTCATCGGTCAGTTCCAACTAGATGGCCTAGTGCGGTGCGTCCGCACACTTCACACCACTTGGGCTTCGCGTCGTGGTGCTGCTGCGGTTCGTGAGGCCCTGGGCACGCTTCCCAAACGGCGAACTCCAATTTAGCTACGGCTCGGTGAGCCGTGTCGCGCAAAACGTCAAGTTCGCCCTGCGTTGTATCTACTTCACTCACAGCTTCCACGTCCATCCTGGCCGGATCCTCACTGTCACCCTGTTGCCGCGCCTGGCAGTAGGGTTGAACGTCACCCGATCCCACAGCCGAAACGAAAACGAGGGCAGGCCCAGATCCTGGTTCATGTGAATGTCGAGGTTCTTGCCGTCACGGAGTTGCTTGCGCTTGCGGAAACCGACGCCGAGGAACCTCACAGCGACGACTCCGCTCGAGCCATTACGTCGGCGACAGTGGCGCGACGAACCTTAATGTGAACGTGCAGCTCGCGGGTGTAACCGAACTCCCGCTTTGCTTCCGCCAGATTTGCGGCGTACTTAATGCTCTCAGTGGTCTTGCCCCAGGTGAATCGGCTGACGACGTACGCGTGCTTGCCGTCCTTGTCCGGCGCGAACTTGCTCATGCTTCCCCTTTCCGGGGCTTGTTGTAGTTGACCAGCGACTTGCGGACTGCCTCGCTGACGGTTTCGCCGCGAGAGGCAGCACGACGGCGGGCGGTGTCGTAGTTGCGTGCGTTGCGAGCCTGAGTCTCGGCCAACTCGCGGATGACTGACTTCAGCATCATTGCCCCTTGTAGCCGAGTTGCATCAACAGTCGCTCGTAGTTCCAGCGTTCCACCACATGCCGCACAGTGTCGTGCGGGTATGCGACCAAGGGTGTCCCGTTGAACCTTCCCTTGAACTGGCCCTGCGCTCGTGCTGTGTTGAGCGCGGTTGCTGCCGCGTCGTCAATGCGAGTTCCAGGACCATAGGTGTCGTCGTTCATGCCTTACCTTCCTTTCGCTTCTCGGCCAACGCTTCCACGTCGGCAGTGTTGAACAACAGTTGCCCGTTGGCGAGCTTGGCTGCCGGCTTCAGCTCACCTCGAACCACCATGCGGGTGACTGTGGACACGGACGCGACACCGAGGATGTCTCGGGCTTCAGCCGTTGTGATGGGATCGCTCATGCATCAATCATTGCGCAATGAGTGTTGCAGTGTCAAGCAGATTGACAGTACATGTTCACCCTGATGCGACAGATTTTGTTGTTGGTTGTCTCCATACGTCTTGGGTGACTCTGCTGGCCCTAGTGCTGTAGCCAAACACGTACACCAACTGGTATGGTCCGAGCATGACCTCACTCAAAGACGACTTCGATGCCGACACGACGCACAGGTGGGCCGAGCAATGGCGCATTCCTCTAGTGACGAGTCCCTATCCCCGCTGGAACTACGAGGTCGCCCTGGTCGTCCCCTTCGGTGACGACGCCCTGTGGCGAACGGTTTGGCCCACGGACTTTGAAGCGGAGTTGGTGGCATCCCTGATCGACTACCGGCGCAGTTACTACAACGACTCCTACCAGCGAAAGATGCTTAGCCGCAGCCTTGACGTAGATGGGTCAACGAACAGCAAGATTCTGCTCAAGACTGAGGATGGTTGGTACTACCGCCTAGCAACCTGGCACCACGGCCCCTGGCCGCTGTACAACACCCCCGCCGAAGTGAAAGCGCCGTTCACGCCCGATGCCCGTGGTCTCGTTGCCTTGATGGATCGCATGTACACCATCGTGGATCACGTCTACGATCCTTGGCTTGACTGGAAGCGAACGCACCCAATCTTTGAGGGGCTGTGATATCCCCTGTCCGTGTCGTCATCTATCTCCGCATCTCCCTTGACGCTGTAGGGCTGGGTCTCGCCGTTGAACGGCAGCGCGAGGAGTGCATGAGGCTCATCCGTGAACGCGGCTGGCAGTTCGTGCGCGAGTACGCCGACAACAGCATCAGCGCATCCAAGCGGACCACGCTGCGCCCAGCGTATGAGCAGATGGTGTCCGACTTTGAAGCAGGCGAGTTCGACGCCATCGTGTGCTACGACCTGGACCGGCTCACCCGCCAACCCCGCCAGTTGGAAGACTGGTGCGAGGCAGCCGAGGAGAAAGGGCTGAAGCTCGTCACCGCCAACGGCGAAGCGGACCTGTCCAACTACAACGGACGCACCTTCGCCCGTATCAAAGCGTCCATCGCCCGGGGCGAGATGGAAGCCAAGAGTGCCCGCCAGAAGGCAGCGCACGTCCAACGAGCAGCAATGGGCAAACCGTGGGCTAACCGGCGACCGTTCGGGTTCCTTGGCGGCGGCAGCGAACACCACCCCGAAGAAGCGCCCATCCTCGCCGGCATCTACAACGACATCCTGATGGGTGCAGGGCAAACCACTATCTGTAGCACTCTCAACCAGTCTGGCGTCACAACCACCCAAGGCAACCAGTGGCGCCAGTCATCACTGCGGCAACTACTGTTGAACCCCCGCAACGCCGGACTGCGCGCACGCCACGGTGTCATCGTTGGGCAAGGACTGTGGCAGCCAATAGTCACCGAAGACGTGTGGCGGGCAGCATGCAACATCGTCACCAGCCACCCACTCGTCGGCCACCGAGGCAGCCTGCACCTACTGTCCGGGTTGCTCACCTGCGGTCTGTGCGGCAGCTCAATGACCACCGGCTACACCAGCCGTAAAGTCCGCATGTACCGCTGTACTGAATGCAAACGCATCGGCAGGAACGCCGACAACGTGGACGAATGGATCGCCGCTGTCGTGACAGCCCGACTCAACCGACCCGACGCTGACAGGCTGCTGGTCGACAACAACGCACCCAACGTCACCGGGCTACAGGACGAAGTGCGCCGGCTCGAAGCTGTCCTAGAAGAGAACACGAAGATGCGCGGATCAGGCGACATGAGCGTGGCCGAGTGGAAGACAGCGAAGGTTCGCACCAGCGAGCTGATCGAAGCGACCCGGGCGAAGATCACCAAGAACACATCAGCCGCCATCCTCGAGCCCCTGGTCAACGCACCCGACGCCGCGATCGTGTGGCAAACCCAACCCGTCGACCGACGCCGCGCAGTCATCGGCACCCTTGCCCGCATCGTCGTCAACCCCACCCGCAAAGGGGCCAAGTTCAACCCCGACGACATCGACGTCCAATGGAGGATAGACGCATGACGCTGCGTCAACATGCTTGACAACCTGTGCCATTTCGGCGCTACAGTTGTTAGATAAGAACCCCGCACCTGAGGGCATCAGGCCGGGGCACGGTCCAACTATCTAGGAGTTAGACATGTCAAAGATTACCCATGCCGTCAGGGCCGCCGCAATCGCGGTCGCCTCGTTGGCGTTGACTCTCACAGTCGCGGTCGCGGCACCTACGGGTGCGAGCGCAGTCACGATGAAGAACTGGGAACGTAACTCGGGTGGTTCCTACACGGGCGCCATATACCACTGCGCTAAGGATGGACGGATCACTGGTCGTGCGCTGGTAGTGGAGCGTGGCAACAGGGGCACGATTCGTTGCAAGTTCAGCAGCAAAGACAAGCCATACGGCATCAAGGTGTGGCAGCCCAAGAACAGTTGCTTGACCGTTCAGTACTACTACGGCCCCGGCGCGTGGGTCACGAAGTACCGGTACAGCGCCAAGCGTTACGGTCGTGACGTGTGGGTCAAGAAGGGTTCGTACGGCGGAACGCACCGCACCAAAATCGTTCGCTGTAAGGTGCGTTGATGGCTGAACTGACACCCCTTCGCCCCCCGGCCACGCCTCGAGAGTTGGAGCTGGCTCAACAGTTGCGCGAGACGCAAATCGACTTCCACCGCACAATCGCAATCCTGCTTGCCAAGTTGGGCGGCTCGGCGCACATCACGGCAGCCGAACTTGACGAGTGGGTTGGAACTTTCACTCGCACACCGGACCCACACGGCAGCGGATTCACGTTGACCGTCGAACAGGAGGGCGGCACTTAGACTGGCATGGACGCCTAAACGCACATCACCCCCGCAAGCCTCACATTTGCGGGGGTGCTGTTTGTGCGGGTTCAGGCGACGTTCACGCCGTCCATCGGCTGCGACGGTTCACCGTCAATCGCCGGCCAACCTTCGTCGTCGTCCACGCGCATCTTCCCCAGCCACAGCGCACTCTTGCGCTGCTCCTCAGTCAACCAACCCGTAGCCTCATGATGCCCCAGGTCAAGATGCGCAACAGCTTGAGCTGCAACCAACGGAATGTTCGGGCACTCCTCGTTGATGACGATCCGTTTCGCCCGCCTCATCACCACTTTTTCAGGCATCGTCTCGCCGATCCTGATGTCGATCTTCCTCACCACCAGCCGCCAATCCGGCCAGCGACGCGCCGCATCCTTGAAGGCGTCATACTTCTCGATCAACCGTTTGCTGCTCAACCGCATCGTTGTCTCCCGGATCGGTGGCCGTCGTGTCACCAGGGTCAGACTGGTACACGTAGGTTCCCCTCGGCGTCGTGGTCTGAGCCTCGGGTCCGGTAGTTGTACCACTTGAAACGTCGGTGCTGCTAGATCCCTGTCCATCTGCTGTGTCGTCCTGCACCTTTGTGCTGTCAGACCGCTTCCGCTGTTTGAGCATCGTCCTGTACAGAACTATGAGCAGTTCACGATCATCTGAATTCAGCGCACCAGCTTCGCTGATCGCTTCCACGACGCCGCCGCGTGTACTCGCCTGGATGGGGAACCCGAGCGCCTCGAAGTACGCGGACGCAACCCGCAGCTCGGGCACGTTCAACGCTGCCGACAGCATGCGGATCTGGTTGAGCGACACAGACTCTGGTGGCCGGCGCCTGATCCGGTTCAAGTTGGATCGGGACACTTCGAAGCCTCGCACCCGGGCACGCTCGGCCAACTCCAAATCGGACCAATGCTCAACCGCCTTCACAGCCTCGATGAGCACACCCACGGCGTGCAACGGTTCACTCACGGGCACAAGTCTCCACTCAAGTTGTCACGGGCGCTAGGTGGACTGTCCACCAGCACTGTCGGGCAGTGCTAGCCCCAGTGTCCACCAGTTCTGTAAGTGTGTCACGCCTGTTGACGCGCAAGTTACGCCTGACTTGGGTGAACTTTCGGTGCAACGCTTGACAGTCCTGTCCACTTGGACTGACACTAGTTGCCAGGAAGACTGGACACCGGCCACCGCTAGGAGATACCGTGAGACGACAACTACAACGGGCACAGGGGCCTAGCAAAGGGGGGATTTGGATGCTCGTCAGGGATCCAAAGATCATCAAGAAGCTCATGCTCGTCCAGGACGTCACGCATCGGGAACTAGCGATCGCGGTCGGGTGGATGAGATGGGACGACAAGCAGCAGAAGTGGGTTGGGAACCACTCAATGGTTGGCAAGATTCTGGACAAGCGGTCAGTGACGCCGGAGAAGGCAGCCGCGATCGCCAAGTTTTTTGGGGTTGGCGTGGATGACCTCTTTTTGGTCAGAAGTGACAGCGAAACTGTCACTAGTCGCCAGTACGGTAAGAACAAGACAACAGCATGACTCTCACACCGGCACTTCTGGCCCGCGCCCAGCAGCTCGCAGCGGACGCGCCGGAACTGACAACTGAACAGCAGGAACGGCTACGGCGGATCCTCAGCCTGAGCCTCACAGACGGGGCGGCGAGCGGTGACGCACAACCTGCTCGCCGCCCGGGCAAAGCCGCTTAGAAAAGCAGAGAGGCCCCCGAGCCGGACAAGCACCAGGGGCCTCGCATCTACTAACGAAAGAAGGATACATGAGCACACTCAAAGTCCAGTCGTACGCAGTGTTCAGCGACGACAACCAGATGTACGGCTACTTCGGCAGCATCGACGTCAACTTGTACAAAAACGAGGGCGACCCTGGGAAGTTTTACGCGGTCACTGCCAACGAAGACGGCGAGCAGGTGTCGGAGCACTTCCCCACCATTGAGTCCGCGCAGGCTTGGATTGACAACCAGCAGGTGCAGGCATGAACACCACCCTCAACCACTCCTGGGTGCAGCACGACAACGAGTGGAACATGCTCGCCCACAACGGCGACATTCTTGGCACCGTGCTGGAAGAGCCGACCGGCTGCTTCTGTGTCATCAAGTGGTCGCAGTTCGATGACTGCGAAACAGACCTCGGCTACCACGACAACCTGACCGAAGCCCAGTTCGCGCTGTACCAGGAATGCCTGCTGGACGCGGCTGGCTGGGACCGGATCGCGGCGGAAGTGTTCGCCGGACGGCAGGACTTCACCGAGCCGAAGCCGAAGCTGAACGTGGTGCAGGTCATGTTCCTCACCCTCATCGCCGAAGTCGTTCTCATCTGGCTGACCGTTTGGGCGGTGCGCTGATGTGGACCGACCCCCGCCTGGACATCGCCACTTGGACGCCACCGACCTTCGACCAGATGCTGCGGCTGCGCGAGCTGTCCGGTTTCGACGCTGACGCCCGCATGAACGCCGCCTGTAGCGCCTGCAATGACAGCGGGATCCGTGAGCAGGTCAGCCACAGCGGGCCGTTCCGAGTCGTGGTCGATATCGACTGCGAGTGCGGCGGCAACGGACTGAGGGCCGTCGCATGAGTGCCGACCAGTTGCAAGCCGAACTGTTAGAGCTGCTTGAGGAGTGGCGGCAAACGTGTGGCGCAATGGGGTTGCCGTTCATGCTTGTGGACGCTGTTTCTTTCGCCGCTGAGGCTGACTACTTCGAACGCCTTGCAGCCACACAAGAATCAGGCGCCGTCGCATGACCACCGACCAGGCCACCCACACCGTCACCATCCGCCACGCCTACACAGGCTCCGGTCGCATGGTCTACGCCTCTTGCACATGCGGTGAGAAGTCGGACCTGTGGCCGACCGTCATGACCCCGCACAACTGGCGCCTGAAGCACGAAAGGAAGCACGCATGAGCGACTATTTGGACAAGCTGATCGCTGACGAGGCTCGCCGGGAGGCGAACAAGCGGGCCAAGTTTCAGCCGCGCAGGTACACGCCGAACAAGCCCGACACCGCCACCATGAAGCGGGTCACCGCAATGGACCCGTGGGTATGACCGCACACATCATCGGCACCTGGGAACCGGGAAGCCCTGAGTGGTTGGCGGCTCGCCGGTTCCGCATCGGCGGGTCCGAGATCGGAACGGTGCTCGGGTTCAACCGGTTCGAGTCCCGCGCCGACTTGCTGGACGTCAAGCTGGGGCTGAAGCCGCCACGTCCGAACACTGAGGCAATGGACCGGGGCACACGGCTCGAGGAGGCCGTCGTCAACTGGTTCTGCGACACCCGCAACCTGACGCTGCTGCCTGACAGCAAAGCCACCTACGTCCACGACGACCACGACTTCTTGCTGTTCAACCCTGACGGGCTGCTGTCTGACGGCACCTTGCTTGAGGTCAAAACAGCGAAGGTCAAGGACACCGACCACGGCTGGGGTCGCGCCAACACCGACCAAGTGCCGCTCACGTACGCGGCGCAGGTCCAGTGGGGAATGCACTGTCTTGACATCCGCATCGCGCACATCGCCGTCCTGTTCGGCGACCCGTTCGCGTTCCGCGCCTACCACATCAAGTACGACCCGACCATCGCCAACTACCTCGTGCAGCAGGGCGCAGAGTTCGCCGCCGCACTCACCACCCACCAACAGAAAGCCGCCTGACATGACTCTCGCAATCAACGAAACCGCCGCACAGAACAGCCTGCCCGACAAGATCCGGTTCGCTCAGGCAATGGCCGACGCATCCCTGCTGCCGAAGGAGTACCGCCAGCAGCCGGCGAACGTCTTGGTGGCAATGGAGCTGGGTGACGCGCTCGGCATCGCCCCGATTGTTGCCATCAACGAGGTGAACGTCATCAACGGCAGCCCGTCCCTGTCCGCGTCCCTGATGGCAGCCCTCGCCCGCCAGGCAGGCCACAAGGTGCGTGTGACCGGTGACGCCAAGTCGGCGACTTGCACCATTGTCCGCGCCGACGACCCCGACTTCACCCACGAAGCCACCTGGGACGAGGCGAAAGCCAAGCAGGCAGGACTGTGGGGCAAAGGACACTGGGCGAAGGACGCCGGCACAATGCTCCGCTGGCGTGCGATCAGCGAGTGCGTCCGGTTCGCCTGCTCCGAAGTGCTGGGCGGCATCAAGTACACGCCGGAGGAGTTGCGCGACTCGCAGCCCGTGGTGGCCGTGACGCAAATCCACGACACCCCTGAGCCTGCCGCCAAGCCGCCGTCGCTGGCAACCGCTGTGCAGTCACACAAGGCGATTCACGCAGCCGAGCCGGTGGACGACCCTGAGCCCGACTACCGCACCGACGCGCAGTCGCGGAAGATGTTCGCCACCGCCCGGGACGCAGGTGTCAGCAACGACGAACTGAAGCCGTTCATGGCGTCCGTGCTGGGCCGCGAAGTTGAGTCGTCCAAGACGCTAACGAAGGCTGAGTGCGCCCGGGTGATCGAAGCCCTTGAGATGGCGAAGGCCGACCCGGAGTCGGGCGAGATGCCGATCGAAGCCGAGCTGGTGGACGACGAGGGCGGCTGGCCCACTGTTGCCACGGCAGGTGCCCGATGACCACCCTCACCCGTTGCGGTTGCTGCGGCGACTCGAAGCGCACCCTCGGCAAGCATTGCCGCCGCTGCCAACGCGACCTGGACGACACCGCCCGGCAGTGGGCACGCGACCACGGGCAAAGGGAAGCGGCATGAAGTCGCTCGTTGTCGGCGTCTTCATCTTCTTCGCCGCCCGCGCTTGGTGCCGGATCGTGCGCCAAACCGACCGGATGCGCGACAACGCAGCCCGACGCAGGTTCGACAACAACTTCTGGGATCACGTCCGACGAGAGATGCGAGCCGACCATGAGTAAGTCCCGCGCCTACGACCCGCCGCAGTGGGCTGCCGCGAACCGAGCCAAACCCCGCCGCGCCACCTGGGACGACTTCGCACCCCCGCTTGAACAGCACCAGGACTGGCCCCCGGTGGACGGCGACCCGACCATCATCGCCGACCCGAAACTGTTAGCCCGCCTTACCGAACTGCACCGCATCGAAGCCAACACACCACCACCCGCACCACGCCGTGCAGGGCCAGCCGTGTTCGACCGCAGCAAGCAAAAAGCTGCGGAAGACGCACGCTGGAAAGCGTTCATGGAGGCCGACCGGGGCGACGACGACAGGTGGGCGTCGTGACCGAAGTCCGCATCCGCTTCGAAGGCGGGCCACTCCGCAACCGTGAACTCGTCGTGCCGCCCGGCTCGTACGGATCCAACGGGCAACCCATCCCACCCGCAACCGTGGCCGTGCCCGACGAACACGGTAAGACGCACCTATATATGCGCACCTGGCAGAAGGCGAACCGGCTGGACGACGCCTGGAAGTATCTGCCCAGTGGGGCGCCGATCAGCGGGTGGACGTCGTGAAGCCGGTGTCGTTCGTCGTGTGGGGCCATCCAGCCCCGCAAGGCAGCAAAAGGCACGTGGGTAACGGGGTCATGCTCGAGATGTCGAAGCGGTTGAAGCCGTGGCGTGAGGACGTGAAGCAGGCAGCCTTGGACGCGCACCCCGGCGATCCGTTCACCACCCCTGTGAACCTGCGCATCAAGTTCCTGTTCCTGCGCCCTAAGTCGCATTACCGCACCGGCAAGAACGCGCACATGCTCCGCGACGACGCACCGAGCTGGAAGGGCAGTACGCCGGACCTCTCAAAGCTGATCAGGTCCAGCGAGGATGCCATCACATCAGCCGGCCTGTGGAAGGACGACAACCTCGTGGCTCGCGTGGTCGCCACCAAGCAGTACAGCGACACCGGGTTCCAGGGGGCAGAGATCACCATCGCGCCGGTCACCGACGACTGAGGGGCAGTGTGAATCTCGCTGACATTTGTTGCCAGATGTATTGACACGCACCCCAGGGTGCGCAATGATTGAACCATGACCACAGCAGCGATCGTCCTTGGGTATTTCATCGTCGGCGGCATCTTCGCTCGCCTTTGCCTTCCACGCCTTTGGCGCTGGTCAATAGACACGTGGAAAGACCAGTATCAGAGGGGCGCTGTATTCAGGACGGCAATGCTGCGAGCAATTTTGTGGCCCGTCATGATTCCTGTCGAACTGCTCCAACGAGCCATCGACAAGACCGACCCCGGTTTGCAAGACCGCATCATTGCCGACCAAAGGGAACGCATCCAGGAGTTGGAGAAGGACTTAGGTCTATGACTAGCACCGACCTCATTTCCACCACTGAAGCTCGCGACATCCTCGGACTCAAGGAACGATCCTCTGTGCGACGCATGGTTGAACGCGGCGCGCTGACACCCATCTACAGCGGACGCGTGCTGCTGTTCAACCGGGCCGACGTTGAGCGTCTAGCGAACGAAAGGAACACCCGATGAAATTCCTCGGACTCAAGCCGAAGTGGCAGCCGCCATCCGGTGAGTATTTGCCGCGAAAGTTCACACGCGTTTCCACCCCGAACAGGCTCAACCTAGGCGGCACGGAGATTTGGGACTTGAACGGCGTTGGTGATCTGGAAGCTGAACTCCCACCCGTGAAACATGAGTGCTACGTCCACACTCAAGGCGTCGTCAATTGGTTCACCGTCATCCATCGTTGCGCTTGCGGGGCGGTCTGCTACGACCACCGTCCTTACGACACCGAGCACACATGGATCGAACGCAACAGCAGGCAGGGGTTGAAGTGAAAGATCCTGCCTACTCGCTCATTTGCACCTGCAACATCTGTCGTGGGCGGGCTGATTGGCCGTTGAGCAATGCGGAGTCGCGTCACAAGAGACATGCAGCGATAGGTCGGTGGGGTGTTCGGCTAGTAGCCCTGATCGTTCTAGCATTCCTAATCACTGCCCCGTTCCGGATGCACGCGAGTTGGGCGTGGCAAGCTGACTGCGAAGCTAACGGCGGGCGGCTGGAGTTCGGTCGCGACATCACCTTGTGCATCAAAGATGGCTTGATTGTGAAGAGCCGATGAGGGGCCGCATGACCACCACTGCCAATCTGGCTGACACTGCCCGCCGCTTCTGCGCGCACTGCCCGAACCCGCTCACCCGCCGCCCTAAAGAGTCCACACCCCGCTACATGCGGCGTCAGTACTGCTCAATGGCTTGCTGGCACGACAAGCAACGCGAGGGTGGGATAGCTCAGCAGCGCCCCTACGAACGCACCGCCGGCCGATACGAAGACCTCACCATGCTCCTCGAGGCCGGCGAAACCCCGCACCACATCCCCGCCCGGCTCGGCACCACAGCGGCAGCACTCGCGCGCTGGCTGCACCGATACGGCTACCACCAAGAAGCGCGACTGTTCGACCGCGCAGAGATCAGAAGGGCAGCATGACCAACCAACCGCTAGACCTCGACACCCTGCGCATAACCGTCCGCGACACCATCGACGCGAGCCTGTCCACCGCCACCAAAGCAACGATGGCGTACGAGGACCTGCAAGCCGTCGCCGACGCCGTAGGAGAAGCGGTGCTCGAACTACTACCCAAATCGTTCGACCGCTTCGACGCCATCGTGGACGCCCCCGCATCAGCCGCCGTTGAGGACGTGACCCCATGACCGACCAGCAGATCCTCCGACGCCGCGACACCAGCTCCACCATCCCCCTGCGCATCGACACCCCAGACATGCCCAACGCCCTCTGCAAAGGTGCCGGCGACCCCTGGTTCGACGACACCCACAACGGGCCACAACGAGCCCAAGCCATCAAAACCTGCAACGCCTGCCTCGACCGCCGCATCTGCGCCACATACGCCATCGAAGCCGACATACCCTACGGCGTGTTCGGCGGGCTCACACCACCCGAACGGAAAGAAATACGGCGGCAACAAGGGCAGGTGGCAGCATGAGCACAACCGACGTAGAACACGGCACCTATGCGGGTGCCATGTGGCACGCGTACAGGCGAGAAGAGAAGTGCATTCCCTGTCGCGAAGCTGCTCGGCAGTACCGCAACAAGTGGCGTGAAGACCCTGAAAAGCGGGAAAGTGACCGCCTCATGGGGGTCGCCATCGCTCGAGCTAAGACGCGCCTGAAGAACGCTCACATGGATGAGTACAAGCAGTACTACCGGGAAGAGCTTGCGCAACTGAAGGCCAATAAGCAGGCAGCAGCATGAGCCGACCCCTGCAACTCGTCCCGCTCATCATCGCCGTCGCCGTCATGATGCTACTCATCCTCGGCTGACCCGGAGTGACAACCACACTGCCACTGCTTGCTACTCTGACAACACACTAAGGAGACTGCGATGTCCCAACTCGAAGACACCGACACAGCACCCCCGTTCCCCTGCCCCATCTGCGGCCAGTTCTTCACCAACTGCGTGGAGAACACCAACCACATGGGCGTAGTCGAAGCCAACCTGCTATGCCCCAGTGGACACGCGTGGATGATGCGTTGGGTCGCGCCGAGCTGGGCGGCGGCATGAGCTGGGATGCGGATCTAACCGGAGAACTTGACGGCCATCCCGTCCACCTCGGCGAGTGGAACTTCACCCACAACTGCAACGACATGGCGAACGCTGCACTGGACCCCAACTACCAACAACAGGGTGTGTTTGACGAGGTGTTTCGCCCCCAAACGGAGTCCTGGTGGAAGCGTCTGAACGGCACAACTGGGCCGGCCCTGCTGGAACAGATCATCACCGGTCTACTCGCCAACCCTGCGAAGTATCGAGCCATGAACCCAGACAACGGATGGGGCGACTACGACTCGTTCTTGGGTGTCCTACAGGAAATGCTGGACGCAAGTCGCAAGTACCCGTCAGCAAAATGGGAGGTTGGCGGATGACCGAGCCCTGGAACAAGAACCCTTGCCCTCAGTGCGGGCGGGCATCCGAGAACCGGCGCATGGTCGCAACCGATGATGTGCGGAAAGTTCACCACGTCGACAGTGCCGGGCACACCTGGACGACAACGTGGATGGTTGAGACGAGGGCAGCGGCATGAAAGGGCGTGGAGAAGTGACAATCTCGTTGACATTCAGTGCCACTTATACTAGCGTTAACCCATGAACATATCCCCTGCCCCGTGGCGGGTTCGGTACTCCGTACAGGAAGCAGCCGAAATGCTGGGGCTACACGTAGACACCGTTCGCCGGCGCATCCGAACCAAAGATCTGCACATCGTCCGAGACGGTGGCCGAGTGTTCATCACCCACGACGAGCTAATGCGATACGGCACCCGTGACTTCGAATTGCCGGAGGCGGGCTGATGTGGTCAGTACCTTATGGCGTGTTTCGCCCGGCGAAGCGTGAACGCCCAGAGTTGGCATCCAAAGCCACTCACGAGTTCGTCATTCCTCCACACGCAGACTTTTGGATGCAACTCACCGACCGGCGCAAACCATGCGTAGCGAACGGCGATCCCGTTTCCTGCTGCACCTGTCGGCGCTGCTTTCAAGTACGCCTCGAATCCTGGGATGAAACATGAGTGTCACTAAGCGAACTCGCTACGAAGTGTTGCGGCGCGACAACTTCACCTGCCGTTACTGCCGATCCGCTGAAGGGGCGCTGACAGTCGATCATGTTGTTCCGGTCGCACTGGGTGGCAGCGACGCCCCCAACAATCTTGTTGCCGCCTGCAAGGACTGCAATGCGGGTAAGTCGTCCAGTAACCCGGACGGCACCCTGATCGAAGACGTCAAACAAGACGCCCTACGGCATGCAGAGATGATCAAGCAGGCATACGCAGTGGTGGTGACCCGTATGGGTGAGCGTGATGAGTATGTGGACGAGTTCCTACAGAGCTACGGCGGGTCCGGCCCAGTCGACTGGCGAAACACGATCAACCGGTGGTTCGAGATGGGCGTGCCTATTGAACTTGTAACTGACGCCGCAAGAGTTGCCATGACGAGAACCACGGTGAACCCAGACAGAATGTTCGCCTACCTCTGCGGGATCGTGTGGAAACAGGTGCATGCAGTGAACGAGGCAGTCGAGTTGAAGGCGGCTATCGACGGCGCGTTCATGACTCAAGACGCCATATCGAACGAACGCATCGAGTCATATCTCATGGGCTGCGCGAAGGGTGCCGAAGAGGCTCGAGAAGACAGTTGGGAAACTTTCGGCGCCTTTGATGTTTACGCGATCGCACTCAGTAGCGTCATTGACGGGACAGCAGCGGCGTTCCTCCCTGATGCCTTCACCACCTTTCAGGGTCCACAGGTCGACCTGACGCTCGTCCCTGAAGACCATTGGGCGCGTTTCTGATGGCCCGCAAATATGCGCAGGTCAAGGTCGCCATCTGGATCGACGACGACTTCACAGCCCTGTCAGATCCTGCCCAAGCCCTCTACTTCCGGTTACTCACCGCCCCCAAGCTGAACTTCTGCGGCGTCTCGGACTGGCGCCCAAAGCGGCTCGCGCTGCTCGCTTCAGGGCTCACGGAGAAGAAGGTCACGGCTGCGGCTGACGAGTTGGCTGAGGCCGGTTACGTGGCCTATGACGACGACTCTGAAGAGATTCTGATCCGGTCGTTCATGCGCCACGACGGGGTGCTTGCTTCCCCCAACCTGGCGACCGCTTTGGCGAACGACTATGCCGACACTCGCAGCAAGAAACTGCGTCGAATCATCCTCTCGGAGATGGTGCGACTGCACTTTGAACAACCCGACCTTAAGGGGTGGGAGAAGGTGCCAGATCTGCTCGAACAAGGGTTCAAGATGGGTGCTGAACCCCTTCCGGAAACCCTTACAGAAAGGGTTCATGAAAGGGGACACGATACTCCTGGCCCCCCTACTCCTTTATCCCTCATCCCTCAACCAACACCCGAACCGATCGAAGCGGACTTCGACATCTGGTACTCGGTGTACCCGAAGAAGGTCAGCCGACCCGTTGCAGAGAAGTCCTACGCCAAGGCCAGACAGAAGGTCAGCAGGGAAGTTCTGCTGGACGGCGCTCGGTTGATGGCTAGAGCTTTCAAGGATGACAAGACGTACTGCCCGAACCCGTCGACCTGGCTCAACCAGGAGAAGTGGTCCGACGAGGACAAGCCCGTGGTGAAGAAGGCGTCTGGCGGAGAGGACTGGTTTCTGTGAACGACCGCACCCCGCCCCACGACCACGAGACCGAACAACTCATTCTCGGCAGCATCCTTTTCGACAAGGAAGCACATGCCACCGCGTTGGAGATCCTGACCGGCGCCGACTTCTACCAACCCAGCCACGAAATGATCTGGAACGCAGCCAAAGCGTTACGGGCCGCCGGTAAGCCTGTCGATGCGGTGACTGTTGGCGACGCGCTACTGCGGAACAAGGAACTGCACAGGGTTGGCGGCAAGCCGTATCTGGCGGATCTGCTCGGGTTTGTCGTTACCACCATGAACGTGGATCACCACTGCCTCATCGTCAAAGACCTGTCAGCGCAACGCCGACTGATCCAGGCAGCAGAACGGAACGTGCAGGACGCATGGCAGTCCACGGACCCGATCGAGGCGAAGGTTGCCCGCGCTGAAGATGAATTGCGGAAGGTGCCCACAGCCGAGCCGAGCAACATCGGCAACGTGATGTCGCTGGACGAGTTCTGCGATCAGGCGCTGCCCGACAACGACTGGATCATCCCCGGCCTGCTGAACCGTGGCGACCGGCTGATGCTCACCGGATCTGAGGGTTTGGGCAAGACGGTGCTGATGCGCCAGATCGCGGTGTGCATGGCGGCGGGGATCCATCCGTTCACCATGCAGCCGATCCAAGCCCGCACCGCTCTGTTCGTGGACGCGGAGAACCCGACCAGCATTATGGTCAAGTCGTTCGGGCAGATGCGAGCCAATGTCCGCGCTAAGCGCGGCCCGATTGACGAGAAGCGGCTGTGGATCGAACGAACACCTGCTGGTCTGGATTTGGGTGACCCGAAGGACAAGCTGTGGTTGCAGCGACTGGTGTCCCTCATCCGACCCGACTTGCTGTGCATCGGACCCATGTACAAACTTCACGGCAGCAAGAAGACCGGTCAGACCGAAGAGGATCTGGCCCGGTCGGTGATGATCGCCCTGGACGACATTCGCACATCCGTCGACTGTGCGCTGGTGCTCGAGGCTCACGCCGGCCACGGTGACTCGTCGGCGAAGGTGCGTGAGATGCGTCCGTTCGGGTCGTCACTGTGGCTGAGATGGCCTGAGTTCGGTTTCGGTATCAGAGCAGCGGAAGGCTTCAACAAGCAGAACCGGTTGTGCGATTTGGTTCCGTGGCGTGGTGCCCGTGACGAACGCGACTGGCCTGAACAACTGGCGGCGGGAACCAACTTCCTGCCGTGGGTGGATGCGAGCTACACGTGACCAACTCGACTGACGATCTGCTGCATTGGCTGCGTCAGCAACCTGGGCGCTGCAAGTCGTGCGGCTTCCACGAGACAACCCAAGGGCACCGCGCATCGTGCGGGGCGAAACGACCGGAGGAACGATGAGTGTCCTGGACGTAATTGGCGAATTAGTTGAAGCTGCACGTGAACGAGTTAGCGATCACTGCTGCCCTGATTGCGATCACCCGCCCTGCCGTCTCTGTGCCGCCCTTGCCATGTTCGACGCTGCCACTTCTACTGGCACTGAGCGCCCGTCAGAGGGGCAGGGCACCCAGATGTACCCGGATGGGCTGACAGTGGCTCAGATCGGCGACGTTGAGGCTGAATCGGGCACTCCTGACTTCACGGCCATCCACGACTACTGCTATGAGGGGGAGACGGCATGAAGCATCACTGCCAAACCTGCCTTGCCGAATGGGGCGGGTTCCGAGCTGAACACTGCCGCGTCTGCCACCAAACATTCTCTGGGACCAGCACAGGCGACACCCACCGGGTCGGCGACCACGGAACCCTGCTGTTGCCGTTGGGGCGTCGCTGCCTGACGCCCGCCGAGATGGACGCACGCGGCATGGTGCTCAACCGAAACAAAATCTGGACGAGCGGCGGGGAAAACCCTTGGGCCGCGACAACGGGAGAACGGATTGACCTGAGCGGGCATCCCATCCGGACAGCCCCGTGCACCTGCATCGACGGCGACGTGCCCGGAGTCGATGACACCACCTGCCCCGTACACCGCACCTATCAGGAGGCGTGATGCTTCAAATGACCCCGCAGCGAGCCCGTTTTTTGGCCCGCAACAGCCGCAACCCCGACACGCAAGCGAAGATGTTCGCGTTCCTGCGCGACTACCAGGACCAGCGGCGCCGGCTGCGTGCAGGTGAGGATCTGCGGCCAGCGGACTACGGGCGTCACAAGCACACGATGCATCAGTACGCGCTCGGGTTTTCGCAGTGCACCGGCTGCTCGCTGCGGGTCAAGGATGAGCAGGTGGCGGCGTGAGGAAGCAATGGTTCCTGTTGGTCAGGAAGTTGAGCACTAGGCGATGCCACGGTTGCAGCGACACGTCATTCCACACCCATCACCTGACCTGGCTCGGTCGCAGAAGGTTCGCGTGACCGGCTCAAAGTTGGATTGGGAGTCGTCGCTGGTGTGGTTCCCGTGCCCTGAAGGGTGCGGCGGGCTGATCCGGGCAACCAAAGGCACCGTGTCTGGTCACATACCTCCATCAGGTTTGGCTGCCGATTACAGATTTGCGACCACAGCCCAAGTTGACCGGACCGACTTTGAGGCGCATATGGCGAAGAACCACGGGAAGGCTGCGGCGTGATCACCCCCATGCAACTGCCCTGTTGTAACACGTACTGGCTTCAAGAGGGTGAAGACAATCGCTTAGTTGAGCACGGCTGCCAAGGCACCATGTCTGTTCGCGACGACTTCCTGGTGTACGTCTGCGACACCTGCCGCGCCCAGTGCGGTTCTCTCGTCCACCACCTATGCGATACGGATGTGCCTGCGTGATTCAGTCCTGCACTTACTGCCAGTCCGAGGTTCACGATCAGATCATCTGTCCACGCTGCGTTCGTGTCGTCGCCGCGCACCTGGCCGATATGCGGATGCACGCCGTTGAGCTAAACAACGTGATGATCAAGGACACCAACTACGCCGCCAAGAGTGACGGTGGCAAGTCTGCTGACCAGACGACGATGTGGCAGCGCATGGGCAATCAGTTTCTCGAGGATGTCCCGAAGTTGGTTGAGGACAACCCGATCGCGACCCCGTACCAGAAGGCTGCGGCAGCGTTGTCCCGTGAGTTGAAAGCCATGCTGGTGTCGTGGACGCGGCTGTTGTGGGAGGAACGTCAGATCGCCATGCCAACCCGAGACACGATCCCTGCGCTGGCTGACCATCTGAAGGGCAACATGCGGATCATCGCCGGGCATGAAGCGGCGGGCGAGTTCGTGGCCGAGATCGCAAAGCTGGTGAAGCAGATCATGGTGGTGATTGACGCGCCACCGTTTCGGGGGCGGGTCAAGGTTCCTGAGCCATGTCCCGAGCCGTGGCATGAGGGCGGCGACTGTGAGGGGCTGGTGATCGCGACGTTCCCTGCTGATACAAGCCTGCCTCCGTTGATGACGTGTCAGCGTTGCAAGCATGAGTGGACGTCGGATCAGTGGAGTGCGTTGGGTGACAGAATGTTGAAGCGAAGAGGCGCGGCCCGGGTGCTACACAACGTGGAGAACCTGCTTGGTTCGATCTTCGGCAAGAATGGGCGAGCCGCATGACGCCAACTTGACAAGCTTCTGTTACGCTTGACGCGGTTACGCGAGTGGAATCCTTGGTTTAGGAGTCCTCGCGTTTTGTGCTTCCCGGGCCAGCGTTGCTTGAGCAGCGGAACTGCTCACCATCCCAACGTGAACTCCCTTCCACCCGAATCCCTCGGTCCAGGAGTGCGGCCCGGGCAGACCGTTAGGCGGTGGCGCTGTGTGCGCTGGCTGCGAGGAACCCATTGAGGCGTACACACACATGGACGACGGCATGGGTGGGCTGCTGTGTGTTTGCTTGGGGTGTGCGGCTGAAGAGACAGTGCTAAGCGAGTGACACACCCTGCTTACGGTGTGCTGCACCAACGCACTCGAGCCAAGCTGCTACCCCTCGCCATCGACACACCATGTCCTCGGTGTGGTCTACCGATGCGAGCATACGAACCGCTAGACCTCGGACACACTGACCCAGCAACGAAGCAAGCAGGACTGCCCGGTGACCGCATCGAACACGCGGCATGCAACCGATCGGCTGGCGTCTCAACACTCGTCACACCAGCAGGACACACACCCAGCCGCAACTGGTAGGGGGGAGGGCGGGTCGAATGTTCAGACATGCGGCGCCGATTGAC